ACTTGTTCAGTAGGTCTTTGAGCCTCAGTACCAGATGGAAGAACAAGAGCGCCTGTAGTATCAAATTTAATTACTTGATCATCAGAGGTAATGTTATCAACATACAATGTTCTCCAATTTTGACTATTCGTACCAAGATCGTATGTGTTAGCCGCAGAAGGGGATGCATTACTTGCAATAGCATTTACAATTAAATTACCATAACTAACATCTACATTTCCATAGAAGTTTGCTTGGTTAGATAGATCGAACATAGCGGCAATAGAGCCACCAGTAAAGAATTTAAGTTGGTTGTTATCAGCACCTGGGCTATCCTCAGCCGTAATCTTAGTGTTTTGATCAACGTCAATAACACCACCAAGACCAGACCAAGCAATACCATCATATCCTTCAAACTGACCATCAGCCGAATTAAATCTAATAGAACCAGTAGCATTTGAAGGTCTATCGGCTGTTTCACCTTGCGGAAGGATTAAAGAACCTGTACCACTTATAGTAAGAGTGTCACTAACTGGGTCGATCTGTGTTAGCGGTAGCTGTTGTGCAACATTAAACTGAGTACCATTAAGGGTTAGCCCAGACCCAGCAGTGAAAGTACCTTCACCTTGGAATTGAACCCAATTAACGTCATCTGTGTTAACATTAAAGCTTGATGCGTCATTAACAGTAGTAACCCAACCTGTACCACCATTAACAGTACCGTCTGTTATAAACTCATATGATCCTGGTAGCTCTTTATTGGTAGAGAAGTTACTTCTTTCAAATACCCATTCTGTGTTTGCAGAACCAACTTGGATAAGGTCATAAGAACCGTTTTCACGAGCATTTATCTGATCTTTAACAACAAGGTTTTTACCAAGTGACCAAGTAGTAACATCGTCAACGTACAAGAAATTAACTGGTGGAATAGTAAGAGTTGCTGTTACTGTAGTATTGCCAGCCTCAAACGTAGCACCCAAGTCTTCTGTAGTAGCCGCTAATGCTTGTGGTCTAACAACAAAACCTTGAACCAAATTGTCCACGTACCGTTTGTTTGTCGCATCAGTTCCAATAATCGGATCATCAACGATCTTAACGGTGTTCTCTACACGTTCTAATTCAAATTCAAGGTAGCCTTTGTTGATAGCATCTTTACCATCAATCGGATCAAGAACATTTGTGATGCGTGAATTATCTACATTTACAACGTTGTTCGCTGCTGGCTGTAATACAACATCGCCTTGGCTTGTGATTGTATTGAGTTCTAATACCAATCCACCTGCATCAATCTTATCAAGACCGATAATCTCGTTAGTAGTACCACCCAAAGTGATGGCTGTGTTACCAAACGTAATATCATCTGCCGAAATTACATTGTTGGTAGATGAGAAGTTTATTGGGTTTAATGAACTGTTATAAAATTGAGTTACGTGACCAAATGTGTCGAGGTCAATATTTCCTGCAAAAGTCAGCCCATCATTGTTAGAACTTAACTGCGAAGAAGTATCGCTGTGACTAATTACGAGGTTTGCTGTCTCTACATTATTCTCTGGGGATACAATAATGCCTGCGCCAGCATCAATTTGAGCGACGTATCTACCTACTGTGTCGATACCCATTGTAATTGAATCTGGTACAATGAGTGGTTTTTTCTCAGCCGCCGCGACTATTCGAATGTTCTTAGTCTGACCAACTTTAACTTTAATACTCACAAGTTATACCTCCGTGATGGTTGGAATAACAATAGCTAATCCTTCAACTATCTTAGACATCTCACCACTTGATTTTCTCATCAGCACATCATATTCGTATTTTCCAGGTCTTAGATTGGCAGTCGTTTCTGCATCCAGAACTAGAGTGATATCATTTTCGTTTTTTTCTATTGTAAACTCTGCTGTTCTCTTGGAAGAGTACATTTTTCTTAGGTCAGCAAAAAAACTGAAGGTGTTGATTACCAAATCGTCATCGTCACCGTCGAACAACTCTAACGAGATACGAAAGTCAGTTCCCTGATCGATGTATATATTTGCTTTTGATCCCATTTTAAATCTCTTTTATGTATTATTGGCTTTATTCTATTTATAAAAAATAGGGGGGTACTAAAAGCTTAGACCCCCCTATTTCATCAATAGATACAGAAATCTTATTGGACTTTGATCTCTTCTACTTTCTCATCCAAGTCTTTAATTGCTTCAATCAACAAACCAACCAATGCGCCGTAGGCAACACTCTTAATTTGCTCATCGCTGTCATCAGTTATAACTGCTTCTGGGATAACATTTTCGACTTCTTGAGCAATCAAACCAATCTTTCTTACGTCTGGTTGTGTTTTCTTGTTGAAGTAAACGCCTCTCATGTTATTCACTTTGCTAAGTGCTTCCCCAACAATCTCGACATTCTCTTTCAATCTAGCATCAGAGTTTGTGATGATATCACCAGTTGCAGTGAAGTCGCCTGTTGTAGTGTCGAAAGTAAAGATTGCAGTACCACTTGATCTGTTTTCAATAACAACAGCGGTTGCTACAGTCGTATCACAGTCAATTAAGAATGCGCCAGAACCTGTAGTGTCAAGCCCAATCTTTGTTGCATTAGTATCACCGAAACCGAAGTATGTGTCATTTGGCAAGTTCATGTCAGAAGTAACACCACTCAACGATGCCGCTGTAAGAGCGCCACCAACAGTAAGGTTACCCGCCACGTCAATGTTTTCAACGCTAAGTTCATCTACGTTAGAGGTGTAGAAGAAGTTTTGTTCACCACCTGGGTTAGGTCCCAATGTAGCAAGTAGCTGTCTTTGGTCAGCACCAGCTTCAAAGAATGGGATAAACAATGCAGTGTCTTGTAATGGAGATGTGTGGATGTTTTGTAGGTTGCCAACACCACCTTCGTTACCTGGACCTTGCACACCCTGTGTACCTTGGAAACCGTAGTCCCCTTGAATACCTGTAGCACCTTGGAAGCCCTGTACACCACCACCGATAGCACCTTGGAAACCTAAGTCACCTTGGATACCTTGGATGCCTTGCATACCTTGTACGCCTTGCCCAGTAGTACCTTGCGGACCAGTTTCGCCCAAGTCGCCTTGAACGCCCTGAGTACCCTGCGAACCACCGTCACCAGTTCCACCAACAAGTCCTTGGAAGCCCTGTGCGCCTTGGAAACCTGTGTAACCCTGTAAACCAGTTCCACCATCGCCACCAACAAGTCCTTGAGTACCTTGGAAACCACCGATACCTTGAAGACCTTCATCCCCAATACCAGCAGCACCTTGGAAACCTTGAGTACCTTGGTTGCCCGCACCAGTCGAACCTTGGAAGCCATTGTCACCTTGGAAGCCTTGGAAGCCGTTAGTACCTTGAATACCCTGATTACCTTCACCAGAAATACCTTGGAAACCACCAAATCCTTGGAAGCCTTCAGCACCTTGGAAACCTTGTGCGCCTTGCATACCTTGTAGACCAATACCAATCGGACCTGTATCACCTTGGATACCTTGTGCCGCTTGAGAACCTTGAATACCTTGAACACCATCGTTACCTTGGATACCAGTTGCACCGATACCGTCTAGTCCACGTTCGCCTTGAAGACCTTGAACACCTTGGAAGCCATCGCCGCCTTGTAAACCAAAGCTACCTTGGATACCCTGCGCTCCATCTCCACCGACTTCACCTTCGTCACCTTGTTGTCCATCTGCACCTTGGAAGCCACCGCCACCTTGGATACCCTGAGAACCCAAGTCACCTTGGAAACCTTGAGTTCCCTGCAATCCTTGAACGCCCTGCGCACCTTGCGCACCAACAGAACCGACAAATCCAGAAATACCTTGGACACCTAAGTCACCTTGAATACCTTGAACACCCTGTGAACCAACAGGTCCTACATCACCAGTTCTTGCGAATGTGATAACAACATCTGCGCCATCAGCGAAGTTTGCCACAGAACCAGATATATAAGAAGCGTCAATTGCAAAGTAACCAGCAGCCTCTGTCAAGCCATCAATCGTATAGATTGCAAAGTTTTGCGGTTCTCCATTTATAGATACTTTAAAGTGACCTTTAATAGTAGCTGTTGAGTCATCAATAGTTCTTAGGAACGGTTGAATATCTGTAAAGTTATCATCTCTATCGTCCATGAACAATATCGAAGCACTTGATAAAACTGTGTTGTTAAATTTAAGAGTACCAACGCCCGGATCAGTTGCGGCTGTATTCGTGCTAAATGTGTAGTCGAATGTAACACCGCCGAATGAACCAGTTTGACCCTGCAAACCAAGTGTACCTTGGCTACCAGTCGTTCCTTGAACGCCTTGAGGTCCGATTGGGCCAGGGAAACCCTGTACGCCATCGTCACCTTGCAAACCAAGAACACCCTGTGAGCCAGTTGTACCTTGGTTACCAGCACCTTGGAAGCCTTGAAGACCCTGTACGCCTTGAACGCCTTGGATGCCTTGAACGCCCTGAGTACCTTGAGGTCCCAAGTCGGAAGTAACAATAACACCACCCATAGATGCGTGAACTTGGCATTGATAGTAAAGAGATGCAGGAGCATCAAATGGAACTCTGAAGTAAATCAGCCCATTGTCTTCGCCGTTATTAGTAACACCATCGTTGAATGCCGCACCACCATTAGAAACTCTAATTTCGAATGGATGCCCAACAGCGTTAACATTAAAGATATATGTAAAGCCACGAATAAGGTGAATAGTTGGATCAGCCACGCCATCGATAAGATAATCTGACGTTCCACTGTTTGTTACTACGAATGTTCTAGCGCCCTCAGCACCTTGTGTGCCTTGCGAACCTTGAATACCAGTTGTACCTTGAATAGATTGTGGACCCTGTACACCTTGAACACCTTGTACGCCTTGGATGCCTTGAACACCTTGTACGCCTTGAGTACCCTGTGAGCCAGCTTCGCCACGAGGAACAAAGTTGATTAATGTTTTGGAAGGATGTGATGTGTCAATAACATCTGTTTGCCAATCGTTATTAGGCAGTCCATATTGACCTACATAAACAATGTCAAACCAACCAAATGTTTTGCCTACACCATCCCAAGTAAAGTTTGTGAATTCATATACAGCTTGGTGGTGACCACCTGGGCCATTGCCATCATCAAATGATTCAAGAACAATAAGACCCTTTGAGCCTGATCCTGCTGGAATGGTCTGTAACCAGTCGAACACTTCGTCAATATCATTAGTATAGTTATTTAAAGGAATGTCGTCAAGTGTTAAAACTGTTGCCAGAGTAATATCTGTGTTGTTCAATTTCCATTTGCTAGTTCCTGGGAATGTAGAAGGAGTTTGCTCGTTTAAGAAGTCCCACTCATATGTAAGACCACCGTAATGACCAACTGCACCTTGAACACCTTGATTTCCCTGTGTACCTTGTGCGCCTTGGAAACCAGCGCCACCTTGAACGCCTTGAACGCCTTGAATACCTTGAACTGACTGGATGCCTTGTGTACCTTGTGTACCTTGGATACCATTTGTACCCTGTGCGCCTTGTACACCCTGTACTGATTGTACACCTTGAACGCCTTGCAATCCTTGAACACCTTGTGTCCCTTGGAAACCAGTATCACCCTGTATTCCTTGAATTCCTTGCGTACCTTGAATAGATTGTGGACCTTGAACACCTTGGAAACCCAAGTCACCTTGAATACCAGTTGTGCCTTGAATGCCTTGAACACCTTGGACGCCTTGGAAGCCACGATCACCTGATATATCAAATGCTACGATACATGGTAGTGAAATATATGTACCTGGGTTAGAAGGTAAATCCTCAGCAACGAAATCTTCTTTTAGACCATTACCACTTAAATAAGTAACATCTAAATCAAAGTAATTGCCATCATCAGTAAGTCCCTGTATTGAGAATATCGCATACTTACTAGGATTATCACGTAATGTGAATTTCATATAACCTTTATTAGTAGAGCTAGATGAACCTATAGCGTTAAAGTAAGCTGTTAAATCAATATTAAATGTATCGCTATCAGCAATCCAAAGTTTAGTTGCACCAGTTAATGCGCCAGTATCGGCTGCTGGAGAATTGAATACCATAAATCCAGAAGTAGCTGGACTTGGTTCTGCAAATGTGTGTCCTACATTATATTGAACAACCATCCCTGAGTCATCGCCTGAGAAACCTTGAAATCCTACATCACCTTGGATACCAGTAGTACCTTGGATAGACTGAGGACCTTGAACACCTTGGTTACCAAGTAGACCTTGAACGCCTTGATTTCCTTGAACGCCTTGAACGCCCTGTACACCTTGGACGCCTTGATTTCCTTGGATACCTTGAACACCTTGAATACCAGTTGTTCCCTGAGGACCCTGTACGCCCTGATTACCACGGAAACCACGAGAACCTTGAATACCTTCTTCACCGATTGTACCTTGTAGACCCTGTACGCCTGTATCGCCTTGGAAACCTTGTACACCTCTAAAAGAACCAACATTTACCCAGTTAGTTCCATCATATACCCAAAGTTCATCATCAGCCTCATCAATAGCCGCTTGACCAGTTGTGACACTAGGAAATGCAGTATTAAGAGTTGCTTGTGGATCGCCACCTGTGTCAACATCTGGTACAGAACCAATAACGTCAAAACCTGGACCATACGTACCTTGTAAACCTTGAATACCATCATCGCCTTGGATGCCAGTTGTACCTTGAATACCAGAACCAACAGCATTCCATGCCGTACCATTCGATACATATATTAAGCCATCGCTTCCATAAGCTATAGCACCTTTGTATGGGGCTGGATCAAGTTGGATGGGGACTGCCTGCGGCTGACCCTGACCAATTATCCTACTTCCACTTATAGATTTAAACGGCATTATACATCATCCTCTTCAGATTGTCCTAGAGTAAATGATAGCGTTGCATGTACTGCTAAGTTGTCTGAACATTTTAATTCTAGCAGATCACCTGACTTAAAGAATTGACCGTTAAGCGGTAATGGGATAGTATCATATGCTGGGAGTTGCAAATTTCTAATGAGATAGAATTCAGCGTTAATATCTTCTCTGTGCGTTCTCACATCAACACTTACTGTATTCGCTGTGATATTGCACAAGATCAGAGGCGAAATAACTTCGCCAACGCCTGGTTCAATAGTAGTTGAACCCCCAAAGACTAGCTCTGGGACTTCATAATTTGGTACTTCAATCATTGTTTGCCAGTTGGTAGACAATGTGAAAGACTTGGCGACTGGTTTAGCATCAGGCGCTTGTGATGTTGTAATTGTTGTAATAGCCATTATAGAGATGCCCTTGAATTTGAAGCCCTTCGTGCGAGTTTTCTAACTGACGATGTGAATGGACGTCCTTCAATACGACCTGTTCTACCGTTAATTTTCAACCCTCTTGCGAAATACTGGTTGTTTAATTCGTCTGATCCAGACCATCTAATTCTACCGCCATCCTCTGAAAGGACAGATGCAGTAGCACCGATAGCCGCACCGATGTTTCTAAAGTTCAACGGTAGAGCGTTTCTGTTAACACCTGCCGATGCACCATTAAACTGGTGAGCAATAGATTCAACTAACGAACCAAAGACTAGGAAGTCTGGTGTAAGTACACTTTTTGTAAGTACGTTATCAATCAATTCTGTCACCATATTCCTATGTGCTTGGTCTGGAGCGATATTAGTATTTATATAAGTTTTCATCTGTTCCCAAGCCTTATAGAAAGAATAAAGCAGATCAGAGTTATTTGCACCAACAGTAACCCATGCTGTACCAGACCAGTGATAGATAGTTCCAAGATAGTTATTGTTATCTGGGTTCGCTCCACCTGTCGTAGGAATGATATATGCATCCCAACGTTTCATCCCAGTCAAAGCATCTCTAGCTGTTACGTTTGCAACTGTACCTTTAAAGCGTAGTTTTCTCCAATCAGTAAATGATGCTGGTGGGTTAAACACTGGGAATACGTGTTGTTGGTTAATGTTAAACAATGCCGCCGCAAACGATCTCATCGCTCTATCAGTACCTTCGATGTTATTTGCTGGATCGATGAATGAGAAGTCATTCGCCAAAATCTGTAGCAAGTTTCCACCATCACGATAAGTTTTAGGCAAATCGATAAATTTGTACTCAGAAGTAATGAAACGCTGAACTTCACGTTGCAAGAATGTTCTGTTGTTTCTTAGAATATCCTTAGCAAAGCTGTATTCTTTATCTGTGCCAATTACATAATTAGGCTCAGTAAGAGGTCCAAGGTTCTGTGATGAGTTGTTAAATAGTGCATTGTAGAAGATCAAGCCTAAATCATATGCTTGTTGTGCTTCAGCATCACCACCAACACCCTGTCTTACAACCTGTCCAGGTAGTTCACCTTTAACTGCCAATTGAGCAAGTTCACCGATTTTACGGTATGCTTTAGCAGTTGCAACACGCTGATCTTCTGGAATTCTTAGAATGTTATTCCAGAAGTAGAAGTCTGCATTCCATCTGGAAGCCGAGTTACCACCGTAGTTAAGGTCGTAGCTGAACGCATCCAAGATGTATACACTGTCTCTGCGACATTTAGCTTTGTTGTAATCAAGAACACTGAATTCTTTGTTAATCCATGTTGTGATATCATCACTTAGATTATCAAGATTGTCATCGATTTCTTCGCCCATCCAAATCAGAGAAGCATCTACCCAAGAAGTATCTGGCTCTTGAATATCAGGGATGCCATCCAAGCCATTACGACGGATTGCATTTTCGATAATTCTCACAAGCATTTGAACTGTAGTGCCTTCAGTCGCAGTTGCTGGTGTACCAACAACGTTTTGACCAGTAGCAGTTTCTTGTACAACTTTTTCTACCAACATACCCATTTCGTAGAAGAAATCGGCAGTTTGAGTTCTTTGATCGAATGGAAGAACACTTGTTGAATTGTCGAAGTACAAGTTAGCATTTAGCAATGATGCATAGTTTGTTCCGTATTGAACATCGTGTGATAGTGCATCAACGATAATACCAACATCTCTACGACATTTCTGCTTAGGATAGCTTAGACCGTTATATGTTTTTGAAATAAAGCTGATCAAGCCTTCAGTAAGAGTTGCTTTATTATCGCTAACAGTATCGATAGAAGCTTCGATTGCTGAGCCAACCATCCATTCACGATTTGGTTCAACGAGAACTGGTAAGTTAGTTGGGTTAGTTTGAGCAACAACGTTTGCAACTACTATTGCCAAGTCTTTAGCTTCTTTAGCAATGTAGCGTCTAGCTACAAGAGAAGTCTTGTCTTGTCTAATTGTATTTCCTCTAACTTCTACAACAGCACCTTTAGCCGCACTTACGAATGTATGTGCTTTCTGCGCCCCTGTACCACCAGAACCTGCATTTACAGTAATGGTTATATCAGAAATTGCATTAATTTTGATTGGGCTGTTATGTAATGGATCAGTTGTTCTTGGGTGACTGATTTCTACCGCCGCACCACTTGCATCTAAACAAGAGAATGTGAAAGAGTTAGTTGGGAACATAACGTAGTCGCCAACTTTGAAGTCGTGTCCACCACTAAGAGTGATAACCATTTCACCATCTAAAGCATTGTAAGTTGCTGAGTTTGGTGTGTAAACTCTACCTGTTCTCAATGGAACATCAATCTGACGGATCACATCATGTACAACTTGTGCCATGTGTGTGAATGCCTTCTTAGAAGCTTCTCTCTGTTCAAGAGGCAATACGTTTACGCCATCTTTAAAGTGAATCTGAGCATTATTCCAGATTGCGCTGTTGCCACCGTATTGGATATCGTGGCTGATTGCGTCAACCATATAACCTGTATCACGGCGACATCTTTCTCTGCTATACTCAAGATAAGAGAACCTATCTTTAAGGTAAGTAGTGATAGATGCGGCAAGTGTCGCTTTCTGATTTCCAATCAAAGTAGCTTCGTCGTTGTAATCGTAGTTTTCACCAGTTGATACTTCGATAGCTGCTGGGATGTTGATCAGCGAGTTATCAGTAATCAAGTCTGAAACTACAGACCACAAGTCTCTCGCTTGAGATGCGAAATCTGCGTTAACATTGCCAAATACTGCGCTTTGTGCGTACACATTGCCCGCTGTTGGTGTTACTGGTTGCTTAAGAAGAAGCGCTCTTGTAACAGTCGCAAGGTGAGCATAGAGAGCAACTGTAGGCGCTCTTTGTGCTACTGACAATGCTGAAAGTCCGTTTTCAAAATAAAGTTTAGCAACGTCCAACATAGCTGTGTTTGTGCCATGTCTGACATCATAAGTTATAGCATCAACCATGTAGCCTGTGTCTCTGCGACATTTAGCTTGATCGTATGTCAATGAAGGATAGTTAACATTTACCCATGCTGTTGCTTCTGCTTGTAAGAAGTCTCTATTGACTCTCATACCATCAGATGCATTCTTAGCAAATGCTTCTACTTGTCCAACACCGTAGTTGTAGTTAGTGCCATCAGCCGTGAAGTCATTTGTCATCACGTCGATAATATTGTTGAAGGAACCGTTTGCTCTAGTAAGTGCTACACCGCTTAGCTTTGCTTCGATGTCTTTTTGTATATAGCGGATTCCTTCTATCGTTTCAGCAAGCTGTTCCTCAATAACTTCTTGAGCGCCAGCCATACCGTTACGATATGCTTTGCCAACATACTTACCATTGTATGTGGAACCTGTTTGAACATCTCTTCTTACAGCATCAATGATGAAGCCCGCATCTCTTGCGCACTTTTCTTCATCGAATGTGTAGAATTCGTCCTCAACGAAAGCAACAACTTCGTCTTGGATGAATGTTCTATTTCTTTGTAGTGCTTCCCTAGCAAATGTTCTTGATGGAGACATAATAGGATTGCCTGTTACTGTTGGCAATTCTCTACGTTTCTTAAGAACATCGTCTTTAGAACCACCCAAACCTTCAATCTCTGGCTCATCGTCTACTAGGTCAGCTATGATGGTGACAAGTGCTTTACCTTCAGCCGCAATTGTAGCATTACCCGCAACATTTGAGAGATTTTGTGGTAGGATATTTCCCTTGACTTCTTTAATAGCATCTGCTAGTGCGCTTACGAAAGTGTGTGCGCCTGTATAAGACCCTGCCACACCAACTTGCAATGTGATGGTAGTTCCAGTTACAGAAGTAATTGGACATGCTTTGTTAAAGAATGGATGCCCTGCTTGTGGAGCCGCATCATTTTGTGGACCACTACCTGTATCACATGAGAATGTAATTCCAGATGGTGTGAACCAGATGTGATCATCGGAAGTTAATGTATGCGCTCCAATTGTTGCAACAAAGACGCCAGTTGTTGGGTCGTATGTAGCATCAGTTGGTGTGAATGACGCACCAAATACTGGAAGAACAACTTCTTCTGTGATAACATCTTCAACAACATCAGCAAGGTGTAGATATGCTAATCTTGTAGGCATACGCTGATCGTATGGCAAGATGTTAAGAGCCGCATCCCAATAGTAGGAAGCCGCATTAATTGTTCCAGCATTACCGCCATATTTCAAGTCTTCTGCAACTGCATCGATGATGTAGCCTGTGTCACGGTAGCATAGTGCTGTATCGTAACCAAGAGCATTGTACTCTTCGCGCAAGAAGTCAGTGATTTCTTGCTTGTATTTCTCTTTTGTTCCTCTGACCAACTGCGCATCTGTTTCAGTAGCGGAGTTGTATCCACCAGTAGGCTCAACAAGTGTTGGAATGTTTGTGATATCGTTAGCACGAACTACATCCGAAACGATTTCCCAAAGTTCTTGTACTTTAGCAGAAACTGCTGGCACAGAAGCTTTTCTGAATGAGTTTGCTGTTGCACTCACAAATGTGTGTGGCTTAGCATAACCATTCGCACCACCAGCATTCATTGTGATGCCAGTAGCCGTTACCGACAAGATTTCTAGTGGTGTGTTAAACCAAGGATCAGTTGTTCTTGGATGACTAATATTAATAGGTGTAGGATCAACATCTGATGTTGGGCAAGAGAATGTAATACCTTCTTGGTCAACAATGATGTAATCTCCAGCAACCAACCTATGGACACCAATCTCTACTGAGAAAGCACCAGATACTGGATCGTATGAACCATCTGTAGGTGTATATGTAGGTTGCATAGTTGCATTACTTACACAATCAGCCGTTGCACTTACGAAAGTATGAACTTTGTCAACACCAGCAGCACCAACATTCATTGTGATCGATGTTGCATCAACGGCAGTAATTACTACTGGGGTGTTGAAGATTGGATCAGTCGGGCGTGGATGACTAATGTTGATTGGCGTAGGATCAACATCTGATGTTGGACATGATAATGTAATGCCATTTTCTGCAATTACAACTCTATCACCAACAGCATATGTGTGTGCGCCGATAGTAAGGTTCATAACTCCTGTTACGTGATCGTATGTAGCATCAGTAGGAGTGCTAAGAGTGTTAATTTCTCTTGTTTGTGTTGTTACAACTTGCAACGGTGTGACTACTTCGTTTCTTACGATTTGACCCATGATGTGAGAAACAAATTCGAATGTTTCCGCTGTCGGAGTTCTTTGATCCTCAGGAAGGATACCAACCGCCGCATCGAAGTAAAGTCTTGCGTTTTGTGCTGTAGCCGCATTCGAACCATGCTGTACATCCCATGAGATTGTGTCAGCAAAGTAACCAACATCACGCTCACATTTCGCAACATCGTATGTAAGATCAGGGTGGTTAGCCGCAATCCATGCTGTTACTTCGTCTTGGATGAATGCTTTGTTAGCTTGGATAGCCGCTTTAGCTTCATAAGCTTCGTCAGAAACCCATGTTGTACCATAGTCGAGTGCATCAGCCGCTACTTTATCATTCTGCATGATGTCGATGATTTCATCGAATGCCGCATTTGAACGAGAGATTGCTGTAGCATCTGTCATGTCGCCAGCTACTTCTGCTTTCAACCAATTAAATGCCGCTACTGTTTGTGTCAATTCGTTTGCAATTACAGATTCTGCTGAAGCATTACCAGTACGATATGCAAGACCTGAGTTTACTGCGTTTACGTTCGAACCTGTAATGATATCTCTTACAACTGCATCAATGATGTAGCCTGTATCACGTTGACATAGTTCTTTATTGTAGACAAAATATTCGCTTCTCAACCAAGCATCAAGATCATTTTGGATGAATGTTTTGTTAGCCGCTAGTTGTCTAGCCGCATATTCACCTTGTGTAGTCGCAGTGACTTTAACAAGACAGTCAGCTTCAGCACTAATGAATGTGTGTACACCTGTGTAAGTCCCACCATCACCAACATTGACAGAGAATGTATCTACGTCAGTTACTGTGATCATCAATGGGAGATCGTATGCAGGGTCACCAATTCTTGGATATGTAGCTTCTGCAACGCCGCCATTATCACAAGAGAACTTGAAGCTGTGAGGCTTAAGTTGAACGTGATCACCAGTAGCAAGACCGTGTGCTGTTGCAGTTACAACGAACGCTCCATCATTAGGATTGTATGTTGCACTTGTTACTGAAACGATTTCTGGTTTCTTAGCTGGGTCAGTCCAATAAAGACCGTTAGTGTCGATGCAATCGGCATCTGCACTTACAAATGTGTGTGCCGCTGAGTATCCACCTGCGTTACCAACATTAACAGTGATTGTTGACCCAGTTACGCCTGTAATTCTTACAGGAGACTTGAAGCAAGGCTCACCTTCTCTTGGATGGCTGATTTCTACTGTTGTTCCAGCTTCTGTGTTTGCACAAGACAATGTGATGGACTTAGGGGCAATTGTAATCCACTTACCTTCTGGAAGGCTGTGCGAACCAATTGTCAATGTCATGTCACCACTTACTGGGTCATAGTCAACATCTGTTGGTGTTACTGTGCCTGTGTACATAGTAGCTGTTTTGATGCCGTTTGGCAATGCACTCACGAATGTATGCACACCAAGGTAACCACCACCGTCACCAACATTAACTGTAATAGTTGTAGCAGTTACTGAGGAGATTGTCAATGCTTTTTTGTATGCTGGGTCTGTTGCTCTTGGGTAAGCCGCTTCTCCGATTACACCTGCATTATCGCAAGAGAATGTAATGCCACCCTCTTCGATTATGATTTTGTCACCGATTACAAACTCGTGCGCCCCAATAGTGATCTCTGTGATCCCTGTTGCTGGGTCATAAGTAGCTGTCGAAGGAGTGAATGTTCCGTTAAGAACTGCAACTTCTTGTACAGAACCTGCCTTCGCTCTTGCGAAAGTATGTACGCCTGTATAACCACCTGCATTACCAACATTCATTGTGATTGTAGTATCAGTCTTTGCAGTGATTGTCTGTGGTGTTCTATAAGGTCCGTCAGTAACTCTTGGGTGACTGATGAAGATTTCTTCGCCAGTTGCAGTATTCGCACAGCTAAATGTGATGCCTTCTTTTGCAAGAAGAACCTCATCACCAACCTCAAAAGAGTGGTCTTGAATAGTCACAGAGAATATGCCAGATACTGGGTCGTAAGATGCGTCTGTAGGTGTATATGCTTTACCTTCAGTTTGCATAATGCCCATAAACTCATCGAATGAGTCATTAGAACGTTTGATCGATGCCGCATCTGTAAGGATATCGGCAGTCTCAATTTTTAGGTGTTCAAATGCACCCAATGTCTGAGGTAATTGTTCGTCAAGTAAGAATTCGGATGTTTTACCACGATAAGCTTTTCCAGATTGAATTGCCATGAAGTTGGAACCAGTCAGCATATCACGTTGGATAGCTGGCATGATATATTCATTCGTGTCACGCTGACATTTAATGCTGTCGTACATGAAGAAGTTATCATCAGCCCAATCCATCATCGTATCTTGGATGAAGGATTTGTTGTTCTGAAGTTGAATACGTGCGTTTCTTTGATCCAATGGAATAGATGCATCATTACTGAATGTGATCTCTTCACCAACAACAGATACTGCGTTGCGTGTTGCTTCCACAAAAGTATGAACACCTTTGTATCCTGTTGTGCCAGTGTTGACAGTAATCGTGTCTAATGTCGTAGCAATAATAGGAACCGATGATCTATATGAAGGATCAGAAGGTCTTGGGTGGCTAATTTGAACTTTGTTGCCATCTGTATCACAAGTGAATGTGAAGGAGTTGTCAGCAAATGTTACTGTTCTGCCTACAGTCAATCCATGTCCTTCTATCGTGATGACAAACTCACCAGTAGTTGGATCGTATGTAGCATTAGTTGGTGTGAACTTAGAACCATTATTAGCAAGAATATCTACAATTGTGTTGAACTTAGAGTATGCTCTTGTCGCACCCAAAGCAGAGTTTGCTTGGATTAGATCGTCAGTTGTTTTGCGAAGTCTTTCGTATGCCGCAACTGTTTCGTTTCTTTGGTTGCCAATTACAGCCGCACTTTGCTTGAAGTAGTAAGCATTACCTGCTGTTACAGAGTTGTAGTTGGTGTCTAGGATAGAGTCCCACTTAACTGCTGGCAAGATGTATTCTTCGATGTCACGAGCGCACTTGCCACTATCGTATGCAAAGAATTCATCGTTATTTTCGATCCAATCAATCATACCATCAATGATAAGGTCTTTGTTGTCTTGGATGTTTACACGAGCATATTCTTTTGTTTTGTTTTCGTCATCGTTGTAATCTGTCCAGATAATCGGGTTAGCCGCTTCTTCGCCATTCTTAAGAATGTTTAGAGTCTCATCCAAGGATGTGCTAATACGATTTGTTACGTCAGCGGATGCGTTTCCGAAGATATCAAGAATACCTTCTTTAAGATGTTCAATAGAACCTACTGTTTCTGTAAGTTGTTCAGCCTTAACCACTTGTGAGATAGGAGAGCTATATGTGATACCACTCAAACGACCCCAATAGTTACTACCTGTCGCAACATCAAAACCTGTGTTGTCGATGATAATACCTGTGTCACGGAAACACTTGTCTGCGTTGTAGCCTTGGTAACCAAGTCCTGGAGCGCCATCAAAACCTGTAGTTGTGTTAGCTGTTAGGAAGTCTACCATGTTATCAAGGATATCGTCTTTTGCATCCATGATTGCATCAGCAAATGTAGTGTTAGCGAAGAATAAGTTATCATCACCTTCTGCTGGTCTAATAATAGTTGTAGAGCCTTTAGCTCTCATTGAGATGTCACCGAACTGTGTACCAGAGTTGTTCAAAGTCATCTGACCACCATTAAGCGCAAAGAACGCTTGGCGTGTAAAGATTGACAAGGAACCAATACCGTTAACACCAGCACCGTTTTTAGCAACGTAACCTGTACCGTTTTGAGTACGAGGCGTGAAACCAAAACATAGTACGTATGTGTAGAGTGAGTCTGTGTCTAGCAATGCTCTGTCTGCAAGTAAACAACCACCACCACGTCCAACTGCCCTGTTAGGGAAATCGTCAATACCGATGCTTTCGATAGTACCTGTACCACCACGTTGGGCGTAAAGGATATCTCCAACTTCTACGTTACCTTTAAGGTTACGAACATAGATTTGTCTGTTGCTGTCAATATCAGCAATGTATGAAATGAAACCTGTAGCACCAGATGAGAATGTTACTTCGTCATCAATTTCAAATTGGTTTTGTGCTGAGTGTCCAGCAACCAAATAGAATTCTTGTCCAAGGTCGAGAATACCACCTTTAGAGTTGAATGGGTTTAGTGTTGGTTCAACATCAAGACGGTTAAAGTTAGAAAGCTGTGAACTATCTCGAATGTATGGCGAACGTCTTAGCAACGCACCTGGGCGGTAAGCAATAGCGAAACCACCTTCTGGATAATCAAAGTTATCAACTTCAAAGTCCATATATGCGAAACCTTGAACGTAACAACCAGAACCAACTAGAATACCGTTTGTTCTTTCGTATCCTGGTTTCTTACGAATTACTGTAGCGTACTGACCTGCGGTAGATGTTAATGCACAATCATCTGGAAGAACGATTGGCTCATCAACATAGTATGCGCCTGGACCGACTGAGATGTGGACTGCGTTGTCGATATCGTTACGGTTTACATCACCACCTGCTTTTTCAATAGCAAGTTCAGAGGCACGTGCAAGGGTTCTGACAGGCTGTAGGATAGTTCCTGGATATTTGTCATCACCGTCAACAGCAACGTGAACTTTAAGCGCTTTTTCTGTGTTTTTAGAAACTTCGTTGTAAAGCTGACGATAAGTCATCTTTTCAGTTTCGCCAGTTTTGACGTTCTTCAGCGCAAAATAGCTGTCTTCGTCTAGTTTAGGCTCAAATGTTTTTGTCAAATTCATGTCGAAGTCAATTAGCTCAGAGCCTTCGACTACTGAGTTAGCAACTGTTGAGTCTGTAATAGCACCGCCATCAAATGTAGACTTGGTTGCGTCTAGCCCTGATGCAGACGAACTTGTGATTTGCAAGTTCTGTGCAACCACACCGTCCATCGTACCTTGGAATTCTGAATTAGCAATAGTAGAGTTCTGGATAGTGCCTTGGTCGATAGTGGTGTTTGTAAAGATGTTATTGTTGCCTGTTCCATCAGAGAAGTCTGAGTTAAGAAGAGACATATTGTTTGCAGAACTGTCATTGATAATAGAACTTGTCATTACCATGTTGTTTGCAGTAGAGTCGATAATAGAAGAGTTACTTGTTACAGTATCCCAGATAAGACCATTTGCGAAACGTGAATTTGTTATCGTAACGTTATCTAAGTCTGTGTCGCGGATATCACCATTAGAGAAGTCTGCGCCAACAATAGTTGTATTGCCAGAAATTGCTGTGTCACGAATTGTGCCGTTAGAGAAATCAGTAGTGATGATAACTGAGTTTGACATCAGCGCATCTTCAAGTACGATCTCATCGATAACGACGTTTGTGAGAATTAGGTTGTTAGCAGTACCGCCTTCAATCGAAACGTTAGCAAAACTCGAATTATCAATCTGAGAGTTGGTAAAGATGTTATTATTACCAGTACCATCAGAGAAGTCAGAGTTTAGTATTGCCATGTTGTTGGCAGAAGTATCAAGGATGGTTCCCTGATCTATAGTAGTGTTTGTAAAGATATTGTTATTACCAGTACCATCAGAGAAATCAGAAAGACTGATCTCCGAAGATGTTATGGCAATATTGTTGGCAGTAGAGTCCACCATGACAACAGCATCAATATTAGAACCTGTTACACGACCACCGTTGTATACAGAGTCAAAGATTTCCACACTTGTGAGGGTGGAAGATGACATTTGCACATTAGAGATAACACCACCTGTGATGGTGATCCTATTGAATATTTCATATTGTAACGCTTGAACGAGTTCTTTGCGTGTGATGTTTTTTGTACCATCATCGCCCTGTATCAGGTTTACAACAACAAACAAATCTTCTGATCTGGTGTTTGCGCCTGTTATCGGACCTAGTTCTGAAATCAACGACATTCTGCGATACCCTTATCTTTTTTTTCTTATTTCTTTTATTTATAACAATAAGCTTTGAAGACTGCCTTAATTTTGAGGTTTAATCCCCATTATCAAGTAAGCTTGGTCTTTATTTTCTTTCCTTGAGAAAGTGTATCTGGCATTTATTGATTTTGCTAAATCTACAATTTCACTAGGACCATTCCAAAATTCTTGGTCAGTATTAAATACTTCTTTATTCTCATCTACGAGATTAAATTCCGCATCGTAATACTCTACTTCGAAACATTCCGCTTCGTGATTTCGCCAGTAGATTTTGGAACCAAGGACTTCGCCATTTTGTGGGTTTACATAGTACCCACAACCTTCGATTTCTGTGCTTCCAGTTGTATTTATATCATGAGTGTATACCCTACAAGATTTATCTTCTAATGCTGTCAAATCAACACCGATGTGATGAATACGCCCATTTATAGTCTCATATATTTCTTTTGATAACGAAAATCCACAAAGTTTCTCGAACAATGTAATGTCGTCATCACTATTTACGTGTATAGCACATGTGACGTGCATCTTTTCGCCACGACGTGTAAAGAGAAATCTCCAAACCCTATCCTCTGGGACAATATCGATTGCTCTGTCTAATTCTGGGTAAAAACCCTTTAATTTTTGGTAAATGCTCATCTTATCCCTAACTTATCAATGTAGGTGCTAACGGAGCGCCACTGTCATTTAGCTTAAACGAATATGCTCTTCTCAATGTGTAATCAGCCGCGTTATTATTAACTCTTGAAGGTTCTAAAATTTGCGTCCAAGGATTACTATTTCCATCTGTCGAAACTTTGTATCTTAGATATCCCGGAACACCACTAGCACCTAGATGGTTACCGAAACCACTTTGCTGTGCGCCACCAGCACCAACCATAAGAACGTATTCAACGCCAGTATCTATTTCTATTGTTTGAAGGCTTGTTGCGCCTGCAGAACCACCAGCCCCAGCTTTACCTGCATTGTCTCCACCACCATACGAAATGATACCAAAGAAACTACCACCAGAAGAACCTAAGTCACCGCCGCCACCACCGCCACCAGAACCAAATTTTGAAAAATCTGCTGCTGGAGCGGCTGTATTTAATGCACCACCTACGTTACCACCAGTACCAAAAGAACCTACTGTACCAGTACCACCTGCTGTAGCGCCAAGTGTACCATGTAGCCCAGCAGTACCGCCTGATGCGCTCGTAATGAAATTGAACACGTTATTGTCGTAATCAGATTTTAATAGAATGCCTGTTGCTTGACCATCACCTGATCTTGTGTTAGGGTCGCCACCGTCTTCATAGCCATTCCCACCTGCTCCACCGCCACCATACATGTCGAGTGTGAGGTAGATAACCTTACTTGCACCGTAGAAGTCTCCTACGGAAATAGCACCTGACGTTGGGACGTTAGAATTGATGTTCGCATTAGGAACTCTAGTACCACCACGATAATATTCGCTTAGGCTGTGCGGCTCAGCACCACCAAATTCATCAGCAATGTCTTTGATTGTTAGGGGACCTGATACTTTGATAGGCATGTCTTATTTACCCACTTTTTCTTGCAATTCCTTAATGGCTTCGATAAGTAGACCGATTACATTACCATGACGGACTGCAAGAGTTTCTTCGCCTGTTTTTGGATCAGTTGTAGTGTATACCGCACCCGGAAGAACTTCTTGCAACTCTTGAGCCATTACACCAGTCATAGGCGTATCATCCCCAATATAGTTAAAGTCATAACCGCCAAGCTGAGATACTTTATCAAGAGCATTCGTAATAGGTACGATGTTCTCTTTCAAGTTTCTGTCTGATACTGAACCATAAGCTGTAATGTTTCCTGTCGCAACAATAGCTCCATCGACATTAACGCCACCAAACGTTACACTATCAGAAGTAGCAACGCTTTGACCGATGCTAATAACACCCGCAGCAAAGCCAACGCCAGTACCCGCGCTGAGTGCGCCCCTAGCTCTAGTAGTTGTAAAGTAAAGATTTGTGCCTTCAGCCAAGTTGGTGGTTTTGTGGTTGGTTAACGAACTTACTGTACCATTCACGTTACCAGTAAATGTCGCTGGAATTTCTGCACCGTTACCGTTTTCAAATACCTTTGTAGTTCCACCTGGGGCATATACATCACCAATTAATTTACCGATGAAAGTATCACTTGTCAATGTATTTGAAACGATGTTGTTTGCTGTCACATCACCAGTAATTGTATTGGCTGTAATTGTATCGGCCTCAAAAGAACCAGTTAGGATCATGTCATAACCGTACATTGTGCCTGCAGGAGTAAGTTTGAATTTAGGCAAACCAGTTCCTGTGTCGATGATAAATGCGGCCTCATCAGAATTGTTAAAACCTACATCCCAAGAAATAGCAGTATCAGTATATCTTGTCTGTGCGCCACCGTTATCATATGAGAAAGTAGTGACTTCTTGCGCAGTTGTGCCATTAATTTGGATTGGGGAATTGAAGCCAATAGTACCTGCATTAGTAAAAGATGAAACAGTATCCATCTTAAGTTCTGTGTCTGCGATTAGGTTATTAGCTTGAAAGTCACCTTGAATGAAAGCATCACCAGTAGTGACATCACCAAGTGCTGATGCGGTTACTGCTTGGTCACGAAACAGACCGACCATTTCATTGGTTTTATCAAACCAGTTCTGGAAGGTTTGAGTTGACGTGATGTTCTGTATACTTGATTTTGCCATCTTACTTCTCTATCCGATCTAATCTATCACAAACTTGCACTAGAAGTTCTCTGATTGAATTTACTTCATTGCTTAACTTCGTCACTTTTGTGTGAAGCGCTCTTTCTTGTTTATATTTATTCAAAGCGGCAACATCAGTATTGAGTACCGCTCTTGAGTTTTCATGTCTAATAAACGAGTTCATTATGTCAATGCCAACGCTCTATAATCACGTACAGTTGGACATTTGCTGATATCAGAAGTGAGCATGTCAATTCTGATAGCAAACTTCCTGTACCCTGCAAAAGTACCAGAACCACTAGTGTATTCTAACACGCCAGATGCATCTTTATTAGCCGCCGCCAGTTCAAACTTGAATTCACGGTAGTCATCTTTGTTGACATCCGAAGAGAATACATTAACACCTTCAGTCAGTTCTAACTCAGTCCAAGGAATGGTATTGAAAGAAGCACTGTCGTATACGTTCTGTGGTCTGATGTAGACTTTGATATCTGAACCACTTGGACGATAACCTGTCAACAACACATTGATATCTTCAGCATCCAAATCTTCGTTTAGTTCGATTGTTTTTGAAATATACTTAGAAGTAGTAGCCGCATCATTAGTTGCTTTATATTGGTAAGCCAAAAGGGAAGCAGTTTCTAAATCAACAATCGGCGTAGATGTAGAGTTGGAAGCATTTGCCATTGCTACAGTAATGTCGAATGGTTTAGCCCCAACAGTATCGTTCGATTTACTGAATAGAACTACACCCTTACGACCAAACGTATTATTACCACCAAATTTCATTGGCATATTGTATGACGTTAGTGTGTCTGCTGGGTCTGTGAATGTACCACTCAACTTTGTAGAAGTGATAGAGTCGTTTGACTTCATGATCAGCGGTTGGATATAGCTGAGGTTGATGTTGTCGATAGTCCCAATAGTAGCTGTTCTACCACTGATAAATCCTGTAATAGTACCACCCACCGTAAATGGCTTAGAATTAGTTGCTGATGAGCCAGATAAGAACATCTGTGAACGCTCAAGTGCGTTGTAATGGACAATAGTACCCACAACAATGGATTTACATGTCCCTGCGCCAACTGTAAAGTCAACAGGACGATCTACTGTGATTGTCGTAGGAGTATCAACACTTACAACTTCAAAGATTTCGTCTCTTGATCCACCAACATTCGTCACCAAGATTTTATCACCAGCAGCAAAACTGTCGTTAAGTGAAGTACCTGTAATCGTAGTTCCATTGATAGGCATAGAGATGTTTGCAGATGTAGAACCTGTCAAGGCTTTTTCTTCATAAACTTCTTCGCCAGAAGTAAACTTGCCATCCCAATCGCTCAATGTAAAGAACTCGTGGTCGTCGTTTGTAAATGTAACCGAACCTGTATCTGCATTAAAATCATGTCTGTAGAGGTTGAATTTCAAGTCTTCGTCTTGGTATGATTTCCATGCTCTGTTGTTTGTGGATGAGAATAGAACCCCATCACCCCAGTCTTGTACAACTGATTGGCCTTGTGTAGCTCCCGGTGTCAAGTCTAGTCCACCAACTTTTGATGTGAACACTAGGTAATTTGGATCGTTAGCATCTGGCATGATTACTACTGAGTATTCTTTCTCGACGTCCATTCTGACTGGGGCATCAAAATCAATAGTTGTCACAGCGGATGCGTCATCACTCACATTAATTTGATTTGGTGTGAGGTGTATTTTGGAGAAAGGCAATACCTGTGATGCTGGGTAGCCGTTAACAACTTCACGCAACATAACTGTAGCACCGTTAACAGCACTCTTACGTTTGAAGAAGAGGTCAACTTTAGATACGAATACACTATTTGAGCCACGTCCCATACCCTTTTTGATAAAGAATGTCTGGGCGAGAGGGTCAATTGTTACTGTACGTGCTGGAAGTGTTCTTGTAGTAATTTCTGTTCCAACATCACTATCTGGAATTCTAGTGGAAGCTGTTAATGCGCTTTTCTCAACTGAGATGTTGTATGCATGATACTCCAAATCAATTATAGAAGTAGATGCGGATTCAATACTCGAATACTGATTAACATCAACTACAGTTAGAACTCTGTCGCCAACAAAGAATGTTCCACTTGGCAATTCAAATACCGCACGAATTACACCATTAGCATCTGTTGTAACAGCCCCACCTTTTTCGCCAGCACGTCTAACATTTCTGCTTGCGGTAGCATTTGTGCCTGGGCGTACAAATTCATTCACATCCACCCCATCAAAGAAGAAGTAGTGACGTGTGTTAGGACGAAGCCCAGCAGCGAACACCCTAATCTCACGAGAACGCATGTAAGGTTGGAATTCGAAGTTAGAAACGAAGTCGCCCACTGACTGATTAGCGGTTGTTTCATTAACATTTAATGCAGTTGTAGCAGTTGTAATAGTATCTTGGATACTCCACTGTCTTCCACCAAGATGTGTTCTTGTAGTAGATGTAGATTGGTTATTCTGCACTGTCAAAGGAATAAATTGTTGTAGGTTATCGACAAAATCACGGAATGGTGATACTAGATCGATATCAAGAGTAACTGGGTTTGTTACTGTATCTTGCGCCATGTCATGACTTGGTGACAATGAACCAACACCATCATATTTCCAGAAGTTAGATACACAGTTTCTAAAGTTGGTCGCATATGGCTGACCCAACAATTTTGTATGTGCATTTCTGCTTAGTGTCGCAACTTCCGCATCTTCAGTTGTAGGGAAGATTGTTGCACTTGTACCAGACTTATACTTCAAGTCAAGAGGGAAAGTGTTAAGCGCTGGGCTAAGACTTTTCGTATCTGAGTGAACAGCCGCTTGATACTCTGGGTTTGCCACATCAGCGATAGATGTGTCATTGAATGGGTCAACTAGGAAGCCGTTTTTAAATCTTGTCAAACCGTTTTCGTCAAGAACATTCAAGTTTTGTGTTGATTGCTCTAGTTGGTTTAGGCTGATGTAATATTCCATCGCATCAAGTTTTCTATCCATCTTCGCAATATCACGCATAGTGTAATTCTTAACACCTCTAGCCTTAGTGCTAACTGCATAGTAAGCTTTCTGTTGATCAGCACCTTCTTGCGCAGACAACATAGGATAACCTGGAATAGTAATCTCAGATATAACAAGTTGATCAGCACCAACCTTAGGTGGCACTGGACGTTCATCTTCTTCACCTTTAACGATGGCAGACTTACCATAAGAATCCATCGTAATGGCATCAATTCTTCCCAAGTAGTGTTCTACATCAGCGGTTACGTTTCCGTTAAGCTGTGGGATAACAAAAGAACCTGTGAATGATGGTTGTACTGCACCAACAGCCGCTGTTACTACAGATGCCGCGCCTTCTGTCAATGCTGTATAGCTTGCGCCAGCACCTAAGTCAGCGTATGGTCTAAAGTCAAGACACTCTCTTAGAGGATACGCATTGCCACTTGTAGAGATGTAAGTTGGTACGTCAGATGATCTAATTTTGCCATCAGGAAGAATAGCAGTTACATCATCGATAGGATAACTGTTTACCGCAAAGAAGTTGATACCTGTTGCGTTGTTTATTTTGAAAACTTTTAGTTTAACTGTCAATGTGCCACTTGAAGGTTTGGCTCTTCCTGGAATAACTTCCATGTAAGAAAGGTCATAGAAGTTGTCTTGGGCGTTTCTTACCAAACGGAAAGTGTCTGTCCAGTCTTTGCCTGTGCTGTCTTCAACACTATCAATTGCATATACATCTGGGAAGCCCAAGCTGTATTTCGATTGACCATTGTTCCATACTACTTTGATGTATGGGTTTACCGACAGTTTGTTGAATGGCTGAGTAGAAACAATTCTTTTGTTGTAATAAACGTCGGCTGCTGGGTCTGATCCCGCCGCTAGGTTGATAGTAAGAATTGAGTTGTTTAGAGATGTGCTATAGCTTGTTACTGCAATCAAAGAGTTCGACGCATCTACTACAACAATGTCACTGTTATCACAAGCGAAGTCATCACCTGGTTGTGCGTTGATAGTAATAGAGTTGCTTACAACTGAAACGCTACTTTGTGTGCGCACAGGAACCGAAACATCAGTAATTTCTTTTAGGCTTCTTGTACCAGTATTGAAGACCATAGAAGAATTTCCAGTGTCTTTAATCATGGAGTTAGCCGCGATACTAATCGAACCACCTGTAGAAACAATACGCTCAACATCAGCAAAAGTTTTAGTTGGGTCTGTGATACTTGCGCCAAAAATGTATAGTTTAGTCGGTGTAATATTCTTTACGAAAGCTGAACCAATTTGTGTACCACCAGCGAGTTGAAGATCAACTGCACTATAATCAGTGGCAACTGTGCCATTGATCGAAACAATATCAACATATCCACCATAATTAAGAGATATCGATTGGTTTTGTTGAATGTTTGTTGTTATGACTGGATCGATAGTGATATCGACGTTGCCACGATTTTCTACTCTATAACCTTTGACGTATGCTGAACCTTTACCAACTAACGCCTTTAAGTCTGTGCCACGGCGTTCTGTTGTTACCTTGAAGTTCTCAACAATGTAGTCTCCGCTTTCTTCGTAAGTACGCTTAGCCATTTCTTCGGCAATTGAATTGAACTGGGAAACGTCTCTGATAGAAACAGCCGATCCGTTTTGATAACGAATTAATGTAAAGAAGTTCGCATCAACATCAGCAACCGCTGTTGATTTTACAACCAGTGAAGGAACCATTTTAAGTCTGTCTGCACCTGGAGCGTTTTCGTTTGTGCTTCCGTTAGCATTGTCGTAAAGGCTTTCGTCTTGCAATGAAGATACTAGAGTTTCTACTACTTCATAACCAACCGAAACATCATCTGGTTGATTGTCGTACTTAGAAACAACAAGTGTTTGCTCATCTGCAAATAGGAAGTGACCTTTTTGGAATACAACACCAGCCGCCGCTTGAATACCAAACGATTTGCCTGTTGGTGTTGGAAGCTGTGTTACGTTGATTGTTGCGACACTAAGATCAGTCTGGATTAGTGTTGAACCATCGTACTTGTAACGATTAATTGTAAGTTCTTCACCAGAAATAAATGTCTTGTAGTTGCTTGTTTCGTTTGTATTCAAATAGTTAATATACAAAGTGTTTAGGTTTGGTGGACGTGTCTCGAAACCTCTGTCTGTAACGATAATAGAAGCTTTAAGCCCAGTGATCGCACCTTCAACTTCATACTTTGTGTCGATAGACTTAGTTACGCCAGATACAATTTCATCGGCTGTTACTGGTCTGTAGCTTTCTGGATCAAACCCAGTTTTGTCAGTTAGCTTGACAAATTGCAATCCATTTAGGTTTGTGAAGTTACAACCCTTGATAATGCTACCTTCTTTATAGACGTTATCACCAAATTGTTCAACTTGGTTTTGCAAAATGGTTTGCAATTGAGTGAGTTCTCTTGCCTGTACGGCATATGCTGGCTTGAAGAGAATCTTGTAGAACTGCTTTTCCAAACCAAAGTCATCAAAGTATGGAGCAATATTAAGATTTGTATTAATTGGCATGTGTGAGGTTCCTTAAAATTCTAATACTAATTTGTATTCTTCTCTTGACGTTTCTGTCCTTGCGAGAGGAACAAAATCTTCCATGAAATAAACTTCTCCGCTACGTTGAACGTAATCAGACATGATTGTATTATTGGCTTGTGGACTATTTATGGTAATTCGTTGTCCTTGTGGATTGACCAATTTAACAGTGTTGTCGAATGAGGTGTCGCTATCCGCAATGTTTTGGTATGGTCCCATGTAGCTAGATAGGTATACAGTATTCGAAGTAGCGTCTACTTCATGTACCTTACCTGCAAAAGTAACGTTGTTGTCACTATCAACCTGTGTTAACAAAGCGTCAACAGTTGCAAAGGCAAACTGATCAGTAGTGATTGCAATTCTGTTGTCAAACACTGTTGGTGTGTTTGCGCTATTTGCCGAAGCACTCAAGAACTCTGGATTTTTAATAACCCCAAGATGTGAGTAAGTGTTCGTTGCACCAATTCTATTGTTATTGGCTTCTGTGATATAGCCATAGAGTAGGATATGGCGACAATGCATTTCATCAATCATGTTCCATCCATGACCACCCTTTGGAGAAAGAACTGGTCTTAGAATAGCTCTTACGTCAATAGAAATCGGGTCTTCTGGATCAAAGTCAAATGTAGGATCAGTAATCGATGCTGTCACATTTGTGTAACCAGAACCTTGTTCTAGAATCAACAGAGAAGAAATGTTGCCATTTATGACATTAGGAAGCGCCTTCGCACCAGTACCGTCACCTTTTATAACACACGTTGGTACGATAGTAAATGTGGAGCCATTCAACACACCATCAGCGAGAGGTGTTCCCTCAACTCCAATCTTACCGTATTGAACTCCTATTTGAAATTCGTAAGAGGTGATCACGTAAAGGTTTGACGGTCCACCATCTGGGTTAGTCACATATATCGACATGCCAGTGTAGAAGTTTTTGATTTGATTTATACCTGTGGCTCTTACTGTTAATGTACCATCGTTACTAGGAGCCGCCATGAGGAAGCCACTGATAGATGGGTATCCAGCATTGTCAACAGGATTTTCAACGAAAATATCACTAATTTCTGAGCCATAAACAACATTGTTAGCATCAGCATTTGGGTCTGGATTGACTACTACATCAGCCGCAAGAGGAATAAAACCAACTGCGTTGTATGCTTCGAATTCTGATGGGGTGATTGCATACATAAACTTCCAAACATAATTGTCGGCTGTTCTGTATATTTGCCCTTCAGTGAATGGGTTCCAGTTTGGGGGTGCTGTAGATTTTCCGTCGTTATTATTGAACAAGCATTTGAACACACGATAATCGCCAGTGTCATTGTTTGTAGGTCCGACAACTGAATAGAACTTTTCGTCAGTCATATCCTTCTGGTCGTCGTACTGAACGTAAACTTGATCTTTCTGCCAAGGATGGTACTTGATCATGAATTTAGTATCTGAACCAAGAACTTTCTTACCAAAAACTGTATTTTCTAAAAATTGATTTTTACTGCCTTGGGAGTCAGTCGCAGAGATACGATCCGTACCTTGAAATACAGAAGATACGAATACATAAAAATCATTATCTAAAATGTCTGCATAGAACATTCTAGTTGTATCACTTTTTAATTTACTTGTCAATACCTCAGTCATATCACCTGCACCTGTTCTTTTCTAATATTTATAAGCAATTGCATCAACCTCTTCTACGAATACGTGGACGTGGGTGTGTTTTTCCAGAAGTTGGTCTTTTTCTAAAGTTTTTTTGGGGAAAAGTTGTTCCAGTAATTGCTCTTTGGTTAATCCATCTCAAGTATTTATTCGGAGCGCCTTGAAGACTATCTCTATCCATTGGATCATCTGCTTCAGTGTCAGCCATTTGATCTGAATTGGCGTTATCTATAAGCCATTGCTGAGCCTCTGCTTGTGTCATATTAGGCCAACTCTCTGCCAAAATAGCAACAACACCAGCAACCTGAGGTCCTGACATACTCGTTCCTTGATACTTACCAAGATCATAATTGTCATCTCTAGGATCATCGACACCACCAGACAACAAACTACTTTGGATGCCTTCACCAGCAGCGAAAATATCTACCTGATTACCACAGTTACTAAAGTTAGCCTTGTCTTCATTGACATCATTCGATGTTGCGCCAACGTTAATTACAGGGGCATAACCTGCACCAGAACCAGTACCTCTGTGCAAATTCCAAGTATAATCAAAGCCATTGAAAACCATGTTATATGTATTATTATAATCTTGATCAGATGAGTTTACTGTCTTCCAAGAAGCATTACCAGCAGATGCAACAATAATAATGCCATCATCAATAGCATCTTGCATATCAGCATTGCGAGAGGTGAAGTAGTTTGGGATGTCCATCTGTAGAGTTGGAGCGTAAAACCCACGATCACGTAATTCTTGCGTTGTCAAAGAACGACCTGGGTTAAAGTCAGTCCCACGATAGTTTGCCCTTGTAACTTGACCTGTTGTGTAACTACCATTGTAATTTGTCGTGATAGTAGAGCCATAACTGTTGTTTGTAACAGTAGGATTTCTACGACCAGTCTCTGGATTAATAGGTTTGCTATTATGCCAAGCACGTATATAATCCCACATAAGCGACGATGAGAGCGAGTTTGGGTTAGTACCATACGGACTTATATTATAGATGTCTGCGTCTCTAGCCCACCCCTGTGAGTTCCCAGCGACTGTTCCTGCGCAGTGTGTGCCATGGTTGTTATCACCTGTTCTTTCAGCGTTGCCACTGTCAATGTAAGGTGTATATGTGTAAGTCCCATTACTACCACCAGTCACTGAATTTGTCAATGAGAACCAGTTGAATTGTTTTACACGAGATGACACAGCATAACCAGAAACGCCTGCATCGTTATCTTGGAATATACTTCTTAATGTAGTGAAGTTTGGCTTTGTCAACACTGGATCGATGTATGTATTAAACAGAGCATATCCTAATGGGTTGTACGTCTGAATATTACTTGGCGTTCTCATAGTGTCAGCCCATTCTGGTGCGAGACTACCCCCATCCCAGAATTCACTCATCTCCCACATATTAAAGTTAAGAAGATATAGATATTCTTTGTAAGCTACTTCTGCTTGTTCAGCATTTGTATTCCAGTTAGGTGCATAATCTGTAGGATCAAAGTAACTACCATTAATAGCTTCTGACATAGCAAGATGTAAAGCTGTATTAGCAAAACCAGAGTTTTCAGATGCAACCCAATTCAATGCTACGTCTGAACCATCAACCGCACCTGGCAAACCAAATAAATGGATTGTGTGCATAAGGTGTTCTACGATTTCTTCCACATCAGTATCACCAACAGATGGTGACGGACCAGAAACGTTTCTATACCAAACCATATCGTTATGAACGTGTGTATCTAAGAAATTTTGATACCCCACATAAGAGTTAATGTTTTCATCAAGCAAGAAGTTTGGTTCATACTGTCCACCGCCGCCATAAGCAACACGTTGTGCTGTAGGTAAACCTGCATGCGTAGTGCCTGGCTCTCCTTTTAGAGTGGATATTAATTTCTTTTGAGCATCTAAGTTGACATTGTTGCCATCTGGATCGATCATTAGATCGACAACCCTTGCTGTCTTTCTAGCCCATTCATCTGGTACAGCAATTTGACCACCAGCAGCACCTGCAATAACAATTTTTAACCCATTGACAGTAACTGACCTATCAAATAATGCACTGTTTGTGTTGTCGTTTACTAAGTTGCCTTTGAAGTGTGCTGTCTCTCTTGGTTTAAATTCTGGATGTGCTGGGTCGATGTGTCCATCAACAATAACAACATCAACATTTTTACCTGAGGCAGTGACTGTTAGATCATCAATGTAAGTATTAGTTCCGTTAGAACCCCAATTAGCTCTGTTGGCATCTTCGCTGTGTCTCAACAATCCCCAGTTGTGGTCTGTTGCGTCTGTAAACCAATCCTTTGAGAATTTCTCGTTTACCATTTTCCAACCAGCAGGTCTTGTGGTAAGATCAATCATCTCAGCAAGTTCGACGTCCCATACTCTAGGATCGTTCTTCAACTCTTGTGCTTCTTCGTGAGTTAGCATGTAATGCGTGTTACGGCTTATTACTCTTCTGTTTGCAACTTCAACAGCACGTTTTGGAAAAGAAGGCTCAACGTCATATACATGAGCCGCACTTTCCTGCGCTTCAATGTCACCATAGAATTCTTCGAGATCATCCTTGTTATGCAAGGTGACGATATACTCATGCAACGGCATATTATGCCTCCAATTGAAGTACGTTTAATGTGACAACAACCGTTCCCGCCGATCCAGATTTGTTAGTAACTGCACATGGAATATTAGTTGTTGGAGTTGCTTCCATGTTAAAACCCATTGCAGATGGAGACATCAAAACAGTCTCTGCACCTGTTGTGATTACCTCTGCGATAACACCAGCATCTGGTGATGGGTCTGCCGTCTCAAGTCTGGATGCATCGGAAGTTCTGCTTGTACCGTTTGAATAAATTCTCACCCAAGCCGCTTTGTCAGTTGTGATCGATAGTAGTGCGTATCCTTTAAAGCCTACGATATCAAGATTGTTTGTAGCACCATCAGCCAATGAAGGTGTGGTTCCTACTTTACTTGATCTTGACTGAAGACTTGAACCTTCACTTCCACCACCGCCACCAGTAAATTCTGAACCGTTGACATAGATTGCGCCTGTAATATTCACCCCAGCGGCAGTCGTTTCCATTTTATTCACACCGCTGTGTGTCAAGATAACAGAGTTTGCCGTTGCGTTGACAATGATTTTGTCGTTATTATAGTTATTAATGTTCATTGGTTTTGCCATCTTAGTATCCTGACGCTGTTACGAATATTGGAACACTTGTATAGGTAATTTGACCTACACATCTCACGAAAGTGTTATTAGGTATGCCTGAGTTTGGAGCCTTGACTGTAACAGTAAATGTTATTACACCATTATTAACTGTCTCTGCAACTTCTACACTATTGAATATATCTTCAGAACCTACACCCATTTCCATGACATCATATGTTCCACCTTCTACACGGCTGAACAAAACTTCCATCGTTCTGTATTCATCGTTCCCATTAGTATTAGCTATTAGAGTTAGAAGAATTTTACCGCCACTCGTATATCTGTCCAATATTTTGGTATACACAACACCAAGAATTTCACTGTTGGCAACGTTAGATGGTGGGATGACATCCTGTAGTGTCGCAGAAATTGTATCGTTTATGACAAAGGGGATTACTTGGTCAAGACTGTTTACCTGTCCGTATGTAAACGAACCTGTGACTGTACTATCTTGGATTGAAACCGCACCAACCTGATCAACGAAAGAGAAATTACCACTTCCGTCAGTAGCCAAAATTTGGTTGTTCGAGCCATCCGTGATACTAAAATCTTCGATGCTCGTTGGCTTATCAGACAAATCAGTATAACTACCAGAAAATGCCGCCGCATCAGCGTTATACAATTCGGTGAAGTTTGCATTTACCTTTTGGAATGCGTTTCTTAACGGATCGCCTGTACCGTCGTTATCGGCAGTACCTGTATTTACAATTTGCTTAGCCATGTTTGCTCCTAAAGTCTTTTTACTTATTTATCTGTTTATACTACGTCAGCTTTGAGGTTAACTGTATCTACAGAAATAGTAGTTCTATCTGATGAGTATTTAATTGCTACGTCTGGTTGGTTCGGACCCACGATCTCAGGTCCACCAATTAGTTGGTCTTCTTTCTTAGAAACATAGAACCTATGTCCCAAACCAACTTCTGCTTTCTTCTTGTAAACGAACCTACCAAAAAGTCTCGTACCAGCAAGGTGGACGTTCTTTTTAAGAGTTTCTTCGTATACGCTAAGATCAACCGTGGATAAAATTTCATATGAGAATTCTTGGTATAGATTACTGTCGTGTATTTTATTGCGAGAGTCGTAATATTTACCGTCTTTGTAACCGTTGATATGACTTGTTTCGCTACCCCAGAAACCTGCTGTAATGCCTTGAGAATCAGCTTTGAGTGTGCCTCTTGCTTGTTTCTCGCCAGCATCGTTTACAAGGAAAACAGTTTCGCCATCTAGGTAACCAAACCCAGAATTGTTAACCTTAACTGCCGAAATTCTTCCTGTGGCAAACTGCGTTTTCGATCTCATATCCGCATTAGCGCCAAATGCTTCTGATGTGTAATCTCTTTCAGATGCCGTGACACTATAGCTAGTACCCTTGTGTTGAATAGGAGTTGTTTCAAAACCATAATAAGCATAAGGTCTGACTTTAATAAAAGAACGATCTGTATCGATGCCTGTGATAACACCATTCACTCCACTGTCAGATTGTGATATTGCATCACCAACAGAGAACGAAGCACTAAGAACTGGCATGATTAGAATTTGCTCATATCTATCAAATGCAATCATAACTGGATCGCGCACTAACGAGAACACGTCGTTTGTATAGTCTTCGCCTGGGTTGACGTTCACAAATGAATCAATAGTACCAATTTCAAATGGCGAGAGGTTGAATGCTTGATTTAAAGGTGTGCTTAAATTAACTGGATCAGCCGTGCCGCTCATTGTTGCTGTTGCTGGGGGATCGTTATAATTCGTTGCATCAATTGCAACTGACAAAAATGGTGACATCAAATCAGTAATTAGATTAACAGTTTCAATATTGGAAAGGCTCTCTACCTTAACATCAGTGTCTAAAGTAGTGTCTGGATACAAATCACCTGGAGAGCTATTGTTCTTTGCAGAAACTGTGTAGATGCCGCTGATAGTCACGTTTGGTGTTCTATCTAATGTAGTAATAGCTCTGCTAATATTAAACTCATCCCCATCATCCATCTTAATACCAACGGCTGATGCGTTCTGACCAATTACTGTACCTATGTTGCCACCAGTGTCAGTAAGTCTTTCCATGTTTGTAAAGCTAAAGTCTGGGTTGTCCAACACAAGAACTTGATTAGAGACTTCTAGTCTAGTATTCTGTATCGTATAACCAAAGCCCCCATCTGTCAATGTGTAATCAACGATGCCTGTAAATTCGTCTTCGGTATCAGTTACGATAACTTTACCGCCATTACCATATTCACTTTCAATAGAGAATTGATCACCGATAGCATTACCTGTCGTACCACCATAATCCAAGTCGATGTGCATTGCCGAAGCAGAACCATTCAAAACACCAAACGAAATGTCTTGACCATCAATTCTAGCCATGATATTATCGTACTTGGCAAACATACCTCTTACGTTAGTAAGATAGAGGATTGGAGTTAGTGTTCCGTTTAATAGAATGAAGTTAATCTTATCTACAGCCGCCTTAGCATTTGACGTAGAACCTACAATATTCTTAGCTAATAGATCACTGTACTGGTAATAGACATCATCATCTCTTCCATAGAAAACCCCACTATTAGGAACCATCTGAAGATATGTACCAGTCTGCCATTTAGAGTCGGATGGTTTCAAAACAAATTGTGCTGGATTGTTGATCTCAACATCTTCGTCATAAAAAAGTCTAAAGAATATAATGATACCACTCTCAGAACCTTTTCTTCTGTAAAGGTCTAAGATGTTCTTAACTACAATTCTTACACTAGAGTCTTCGAGCATTGGAAGATCGCTCAAGAACTTCTTCTGGAAGAAAATAATCATACTATTAAGAGTAGTCGAAATATCTCTATATTCAAACATACGTCTTGAGTTGTAGATACCCTGATTAGGTGTAGTTTCTAAGAACTCATAGTAGTCCTGTACAAGCTGAACCAACTCAGCATTTTCCTCACGATATATCGCAGGAAACTGTTGAGGTATCTTAAATGCTATTTTCTTTTCGATTTCTGACATTATTTCATCTCAATTAGATTGATTGTTACGTCTGTGTCTTTCACAGTAAATATTCTACCATTCGGGGCAGTAATATCGTTCTTTACTGTACTAGCCATGAATTTAATACCAGAACCAGTATATCCGTCTGTGATGAAGCCCACCAAGTTGACTTCTCCTGTATCGTAGTCTACAGTACCAATAGAAGGCTTAACCACTTTAGGGTTAGCAACATCACTCGTAATGATTTGAATTTTGCCAACACCATCATCTTGCAAGTAAACATTTGATCCGTTATACGAGAATACACCAGTTTTAATTGCTGGTTTGTATGTCTCAAATCCTCTTTCCTCATCAAAAGGATAAGGTTTGATCAACTTAGCAACAAATTTAAATGTTGGATTTAGAGATACGTTAGTTGCTGGAGAGTATTCGATGTAAGGCATTACAGAAATGTCGTTACTTGTCACAGAAATGTCGATATTGTCTATTGCCGCTGAAAGGGCAGAAACTCTTAACTGAGTATTGAAGTCATCAAGATACTGTGTGTTATAATCCGCAATGGCATTTCTCGCTAGTGTTTCGATGTCACCAGAAGACTTGCGTGTTAGCTTAGGATTGTAATACAAGTCAACAACCGCACAACCATACATGAATTTAGTTGCAACGAATATAGGTTCAATTGCAAGTGGACTTCTTTCTCTAAGATATTCAATATATGTATTTGAAAGTGTGTTAGAAAGACTTTCTTGTCCTTGTCCAAGGTATACAGAAATAGCAACCTTACCAAACTTTGGTGGGTCAAGGTCTTCACCGCCATAAGCCGCAACTGCTTGGATTTCTGGGAATTGTGTTTTCAAAAGAATTTCGTAATCAGATGTTGTAACCGCACGTTCTTGAATTTGCAAACTTTTGGGGGCAAAGTATCTAATGCTTTCGATGCTTTCTCTCTCAGCACCACCAGCAGCATTTTGCGTGGTTGTCACTACGGCACTACCGAAGCTAGTAGCCATTGAGAATGACTTAGCACCGTTACCTTCAGTACCAGAAGTAATTCTGTATCTTACTCTAATGTCCTCAAACTCTTCTGGTTGGAAGCCAAAAACATTGTTTCCGAAATAAATTGTATAACGACCATCGTAATATGGTTCGATGTAGAATACTTTATCTGTTGCCCCAACACCAAAGATGTCATTCTTACGCAAGAATACGTTTTCGTTTTCTGTAGCTTCAGCGTCAACAAACACTGCAATGGATTCTGTGTCAGAATTTTCATTCGAGAGTACCACACGTAGGATACCATCTTCGTCAACAAAGAAGCCTTCACGTTCGAAACTCGCCAACATTTGACCTTCAAAGATTTCTACGTTCTCTGCTACGAATGTATTAGGCGCAGTTTTCTTAGCAACATATGCTTGATTAGTAACAAACTCAAAGTTTTCACCATTGTGTATGGTTGTAAATGGCTGATACTGTGGTATCGTAATAGATTGTCCTGTCGCTGTCGAATCTGTGAATGTAACTGCCACAACAGCTTTTGCTGATCTTCGGCTTCGTGGAAGGTAGTTCAATTCTTTGGCATGTGAAACAACAGAGTTGCGCATCACGGCAGAGTCAAGGAACATCTCGTTAATTGCCATGTTGGTATAGAAGTTGTTTTGGAATGTGTTGTAAGCCAAGACGTCAAGCATCACAGACATGTTCGACCCATCGAAGTTATAGTCTTTGAACTGTGTCTGAGTTTGCAGATAATCTTTGAATTGTTCCTTTACTGCTTCAAAGTCTAATTCTGAAATGTTTAGCTTAACCATTTATCTGGTCCTCTCTAAAAATACATCAACTGATATAGGTTGTTGATTATTTAAAATATAAAATTGAATTCTAATTCTGACTACATTATCGTCTAGGTTTGACGAAACTTCCACATCAATTATCTCTGCCCTTGGTTCGTGCAACTCAAGGGTTGTGCGTACTTGGTCTTCGATTAGAGTCAAAACTCCTGGAGTGATGTTCTCGAACAACATAGCTCTAAGATTGCCGCCAATTGTTGGTTGCATAAGTCTTTCGCCACGATCAGTGAGAAGAATGTTTCGTATAGATTCCTTAACACTATCTTCATCTTTGAATACTGTTAAGTCTTGAGACAATGGGCTGATCTCAAGGTCTTTCTTGAAATCAGAATAAATTGAAATCTTCTTCTGTCTATTTGATATTAAATTTACTACCATCTTGTTCCCCAAGTTCTCGCATCACTTTGCGCTCTCCAATCTAAGTGGATGAAATTCTTGCTACGATAGTATCCGAAACTAGTAAATCCTATTTTCCTACCTTCATTCACCAAGTCGGTTCGCATTTGTCTAGTCCAACTACTAACAGCAATATCTACAGCTTTGCCCAACAAATGTTGAGAATGTAGCGCAACGCCAGGATATTTTTTTATATCTCTCAAATACCTTTGGTATTTTTCATTTCTATAAAGGCTGTTTATTCTAAACGAACCAAACCCTGGGTGCAATTCATTCATTCTTTTATTCAGTCTCAAAATATATATCTTTGTCGTCATAGTATGTTCACCACCAGTCCAACCCAAGGAGCCAAGAATTGGTTCACTTTCGCCTGGCCAAATATTGCGCACCCAACCACCAACTGGATTGAATACAGGATGGTTATTGTTTTTAATCTCATCCCAAGTTGGTATGTACTCTCTACCATAACCTTCTTGCGAGGCTATCCAGTCTGGCACTTGCATTGGCGGTGGTCGTGTCGCGTCAGTTTCAAGATCGACATCAGGAAGTGAAGTCGTAACAATATCGTCATTTGGTGCTGTCCACACGTCATATGCTTCTCTTGTTCTTCTAGCTCTTTCTTCATCACTAAACCTAATACCACCAGCCTCAACTATTCTACTAGTTACTTGACCAGTAGCAGACCTGATTGTGTTGCGCGCAGTTTCGTATTCATCTGCAATGGCATCAAGAGGAGATTTAACTCCTTTAATAATAGCTTCTACACCAGCAGCAAAACCACAAATACGTGCCATCAAAAACATGATCTCTTCTAAGGATGGGTTATCAAACAAACCAACTGCATAATCAATCATACCTTTTAGTTTAGATTGTATTTTATTTAAATTCTCTTCAGAAAAAAATCTACCAATCTGGTCTTTAACTGCTTCAACTTTACCGACAATCTTGTCTTGAATAAAGCTTTCTACATTACCCATAATGTCAGCCATATTAAAGTTTTGTATGGCGTCCTTGATCTTATTTATAGTACCCATAACCGCATCAGTTATTTTCTTTTTAATTGCTTCTATGAGAGCCTTTACTTTAATTGCTTCAAACAAAGCTTTGAGTGGGTCTTCGATGTTCCTAATTTTAGAGATGAAACTAAGAGCATCACCAATAAGACCCTCAACTTGACCAATAATAATAAAGAAACCGCCTATTGCGCCAAATACGTTGGGCATTAATGAACAAAATCCACCCAGAACAGAATCTGCATAACTTCCTCTGTAGAAGTCATCAAGCTCTCTTAAAAACTTAGGGGGATTTTGATTTGCAGAGAAGTTAGCTGATATGGGCGAATAGTTATATTCTTTAAGAAACTGTGCAAATTCAATTTGAGATATTGGACCATTTAAAATTCTTGTTTGGAGCAATGTATAATTTTGAATATTCGCAGTCACGAAGGTATTCGTGTTGATGGTATTGTTTATTAGGTTTAGGTTATCCGCAAATGTGTCGCCGTATTTATTAACCGCCAAGACAATAGGATTACTTTCAGAATCAGCAACTATATTTTTTGCGAACGAATTTTCAAAAACTTCAATTTGGGATAAAGTGAGTTCACCATTAGAATTAGCCAACGCCTGAGGCGAGGCTTTAAACACCTTTTCTTCATCTGGACTTAAACACCAATCACGATTGGTTAAGTTCTTTTCCATTACTGCTTTCCCTAGTCTCTGTTACTTATATTTATCATCAAACAAGCGTCCCACCATCATCAGAACCATCATCTTGTGATGCAATTCCTTCGCCACTAGCAGAAGGAAGGTCTGCGGGGGCTACATCTGTACTTAATGTCACTGGTTCTGGTGCTTCCACCTTACTTGCACCCTTAGAAGCCTCAGCGGTTGCAATGTCGCCATCAGCATGTGCGGTATCTGCTCCACCCTCAGCCATGCGAACAACATCATCCACGTAAACAGTTGTTCCTCTAACAGACAACTTACCGTCCGAACCAAGTGTTAGTACACCACCTCTCATATCAGTAGTGCCTGTACCAATGATATTAAGATCAGCCGACTTGATGTTCATTTCTGTCGTGGCAAACAAATTCATGTTATTGCCCTTGACATTCATATTTTGTGTTGCTTCTGCCCAAACGAATGGTGCTTTGGCGTACCAACCAATACCAGCCTCAGTCTGTAGTTCTTTCTCAGCTTTAATCGACATAGTACCCACATTAGCTTCCATCTTAACATCAGCACCACGAATTTGTACTTGGTTGCCTGCTTGCAGTGTCGATTGACCACCAACAGAAAGGAGATGATTGCCATGTACTAACTGTTGAAAGTCGCCATTTATCTCTTCGATTTTATTGCCGTTTACATGTACGTAGCTGTTGCCGTTAATTGTAACTGTACTCATGCCACCAACAACTACGTGTTGGTTCCTATCGTTTACTTCATACTTATCACTAACTGATTTATCTGTTTTTGTACCCTGACTATCTACTTGAACATAAGACCCCGACGTGTGCCAGATCATAATTCTCTCAGAACCAGGGGTGCTATCTATTTCAATCGAGTTTGCACCAGAATGAATAACTCTGTTAAATCCATATGTTGCGTTGTATGCTGTTGGGGGTTCTGACCACGTTCTTGAATCACTATCATCTCCACCAACTCTCACATCTCTAGTACGCATAGTTTGCTGTTGCAGAACATAAGTCTCATCAATGTACTCGCCACGAACAAGTCTGTGCTGTTGAGGTTGACCAAAACTTTCTGGGTCTGAACCTTCTGCACGTAATGCGGCATTATCTCTTGGTAACGCACCCCATCCATCCACCTCAGGGTTCATAACTTTAGTCATCTGTGATGGTATCACACCAATTATCATTGGCTGTTGTGCGCCACGTCCATCAATGAAGAAACCAAATACCCAAGAGTTTGTCTTTGGCACAATATTAACGTCGTAACCGCCGTGGATACATATAGCCCAAGGTAAGTCCTCTGTAGCAACATCCCTATTAGTTCCATGAATACCAAAGGCTCTTACTTTAACCCGACCCTCTTTACGTGGATCATCATTATCTTCGATAACCCCAACAAACCATAATGGGTCTTTAATTCCTAATCCATAATCAGACATCTACTTCACCTTTACTCCAATCAAACTTAACTAATGTAAGCGTTGCATTTAATACATTTTCATCATCACGTATATGTCGAGTTGTCTCTACCATGTATCTACCACTAAGAGTCGCATTTCTTGATAGATTGCTGATACCATCCAAAGACTTAATGTCTAAATTTACGATCATTCCTGGCATAATGTCTATTCTACCTTTCATGGAACAACTCACTATAGTGGCGTGAAGGTGTTCGTGATATGAAAGTCTGTTTGAAATGATTTGTGGCATATACCTATCTGTATGCAAAGAACTAGGTATATCTCCAACTTGTTGGTAATCTTTGAATACAGTAAAATCTCTTGCGTTTTCTTCAGTAAATGTGTCTTCTCTGAATTGTGCTGTATGTGGGTTATCAGCAAGATTGCGTGGATTTCCCGACATGTCGATATAGCTTGCATCTTTAGAATAATCGAATTCATTCATGACTACCTGTCTTCTCACCAGATCAAGTTCCATAACTCTATTTTTGTAACCACCTGAGAATATATCAGAAGCAGTATCAATTCCCTTAGAGACAATTCTTATCTCTTCAACCCTATTTGTTTGATCAGTAGGTTTAGTGCCATCAACTGATGAAGCTGGGGCATAAAATAGATTAACAAGGTCTTTTCTCTGGGCAGTCTTAATGAAGTATTCATCCGACGCAAAATAAAAGTTCTTTAGTGTCTCGAAAAATTTAAACGAGTTTGAAGGTGTCTCTGGTTGGTATGCTTGCGTATATAGGAAATGCATAGCTTCAGTTGGTATCATATTTGGGATGACACATTTTACCATGTTTGCCGTGGGCTGAACAAAGAGACTTCTATCTGGCTCTTCAGAAATAGTATGCCTTGCAGTAGCAAACTCAAGGGTTCTGTTATTATCGTCCAAATATCTAGTGTTACCCAAACTTGCAAAATATGTATTGAAAACTTTTTTGCTAATATCACTAATGGAACTTTGGTAAGCTTTAGTAATCTTTCTTTTGGATGCGTTGTAAGAAATATTAGAAACGAAATTGATGTCATATATCACTTGACCAGAACTCTCACTGGCTTGGATGTTGTCAATTCTGAATATGTGAGTTTTCATATTGACTTCAGTGTTTAAATCATATCCCTTGATTTTAAGATCAAGTGTTTCTTCTGATCTCAATGGAAAGGTTTCGAGTAGACCAATGCTATCTTGCACAGTAATAGAACCATAATAGCTCATTGAGTTCATAGATTGATTAATCTCGAACTTAGTCACCATCTGTGCTATATCTGTTTTCTTATTTCCAGAATGCGAAGTTATAACTGCGTTTAAAACTTCACAGACTGATGGAGCAAAATCGCCACTACCAGTTCCTGCCATTATCTATTACCCATTTTCTTGATGAAGTTAGCAGATATTTGTGGCAAGAATTGGTTATCAACTAAGAATATCTCTTTCTTATTATTGTTATCCGCGAGTTCTTGGTCGTAGATTTTCCAAGGCTTCCACTCATCTGGAATAATTCTTTTAATAATAATTTTACGACCTTGCTCAGTACGCAAGATAATACGATCCTCTTTACGAAGATAGATTGTTCTGAAGGATTCTGGGGCTAGTTTTACAATATCTACTGCCATGTCTTAAACCTCTTTATAATAATAAATGATGTTTTCATCATTATCGTCTCTAGTCCAGTCAACAATATCTTCGCCAACCAAACCTGATTGTTCACCATACTTATCGATCAGATAGTTATTAAAATCTGCTTCTGATTTAGGCCACTCGTGATATGGATCAGTTATGTTATTAGAATGATATACCAACCATGTGTAATCAGTAGACCCATAATAGAACTCAGCAATATCTTCTGGTCTTTGACCTTCTTTAATGGTGTAAGGCAAATGTAGAAGTGGGTTTGTAGAAACTTCTTTAGTAAAGCTACTTCTACGTGTAATGTCACGCACTAGCCTACCTTCGTAATTTATCAAAGGAAATTGTTCAAAATATTTAGCCATTTTCGCTACCTCTACCGCCTGTTGATTGTCCCCTCAGAACCGATTGTTGTATTTCGTTAGACCCTACGCCATAATCATGTGCGGTTTCGATTTCTAGTTCTTGGAATGATAATTGGATTTGAACTCCTGCTGGCTTACCACCCTTCATGATAGCAACGCCACCACCAGAACCATAGTCAACAGTAAATTGAGTTACCATAGATGTTTTAAATTTAATGAAATGGTCTTCATTAACACCAAGCAAATACAGATCAACTGTAGATGGGTATTGTAGGAAAGCTTTGGGTATGCCTGCCAAATCAGTGACTGTAGGCAAAGAATTCTTTTTGATCATACCAACAATGTTGCGGATACGCTCTGAGTCAGTAGCATTATTTGGATACAATTCCCAAGAAAACTGATGACTTCTCAAATTGACACCCTCAAAGGCAAGAGTTTCACGTGGGTTCAATGTTTGGTTCGTAGCAATATCAACAGACTTCCCTACTGTACCAGACATCAATGGACTATTTCGCAATAGATACTGAGCGCCTGATGCAACATCTTTAATGGAAGTACCCAAAAATTGACTTGCGACGTTACTAAGACCACCACCAACATTTCCACCAGATAAAGCACTCATCAAACCAGCACCTGTTGATTGTATCAAACCAGGGACATCTCCAACATCACCACCAGCAGAGAAAGATGCTAGTTTACTTGCAATTGTCTCTGTGAAGGGATCACGTTCAAAACCATTTATTCTCAAATCAGTTCCATCTGTAAGTTGTTTTGGAAACGGCAGTTCGATAGAATTAGAAGACCTTAAACCTACGCCAGATGCTCTTCCAGAACGTGTGACGCCAGTTGCTTCTCGCCTGTTAAATCCGTTTTGAAGCTTGGCATAGTCGTATTTTTTAAACACCATCAACATGCTATGTGGATGGGGTTGTGCTGGGAATGATTGGTATGAAGTCTTACTTTGACCAGCTTGGCGTCTTTCGAACACTTCTGGTCTATTATGTTTTGTGCCGCCGAACATTGAGAATCCCTGCCTATTTTCTTATAAATACTACATGTATAAGTCTATTTATATTAAATCGAGAGGTTAATTTTATTATATAATGGCACATAGTGGTAGATTTCGTCCAAAAAACCCCTCTAAGTACAAGGGTGACCCCACAAAGATCATTTATAGGTCTATGTGGGAGTTTAAATTCTTTAGATATGTGGATATACACCCTGATGTGATATGGTGGCAGTCGGAAGAAGTCGTAGTTCCTTACATGTCTCCTATTGACGGAAGACGCCATAGGTACTATCCTGATGTAATTGTCAATAAAAAGATTGGTGATGGTAAGTCTGCAACTGTAATGATTGAAATTAAACCTTATGCACAAACAAGACCACCTGATAGGTCTAAGAAGAACGCTACCAAGACTGGTAGGATATCAAGGAAGTATTTGAACGAGGTTAAGACTTGGGGTATTAATGACGCTAAATGGAAAGCCGCTAGGAAATTTTGCGCACAGCGTGGGTGGCAATTTGAAATTATGACGGAAAGAGAACTAGGAATAAAATAAAATGGTAGCAAAAGTATTCGACGATATCCTCTTGAAAGGTATACGATCTGGACAGATGCCAGCACGTACCCAAGAAGCACGTAATTGGTATCGTGACCAAGCCAAGGCAGTTACAATGAAACAAGCTGAGGGAACCAAACTCATCAAAGAGATGGGCAGAGATCGTTATGAAAACAGATTTAGGTTAGGTAACATGTATACGTTCATGTACGATCCTAAACACAAAGGCGATAAGTCTAAATTGCCGTATTATGACAACTATCCTCTCATTTTTCCCATAAATAAAGCAAAGGGTGGTTTCTTGGGAATCAACCTTCACTATTTACCACCTGTGTTAAGAGCAAAATTAATGGATGCTCTATACGACACAGCAAACAACAAGAATTATACGGAAGCGACTAAACTAAAAATTAATTATGATATACTATCGGGCGCGGCAAAGTTTAACATGTTTAAGCCCACAGTAAAACACTACTTGATGAGCCAAGTCAGAACAAAGTTTGTGTATATTCAACCCACAGAGTGGGATATCGCATTGTTCTTACCAAGCCAGAAGTTTGTTGGAGCAACCAAAGCACAAGTCTGGAAAGATTCCAGAGCAATTATAAAGGGCAGATAATGGCTTTTAGTATATCAGATTTTAAAACCCAGATGGATCGCTTTGGCGGTCCTTCAAGAAGTTCTTTATTTGAAGTTACCATCGTAAACTTTCCATACTCCACTTCCTCAGCGGATTCAAGAGATATGACATTCTTCTGTAAGAACGTGGCAATCCCAGGAATTACGATAGGCATGGCTTCATACGAAGCAGTGGCACAACAAAGAAAGATGATGCCAACTAGTTTAAACCCAGAACCAGTACAAGCAATCTTTATGCTAGACTCTGATGCACAGATATTGACATTCTTCCATTCGTGGGCGCAGAGAATTGTAAACTACTCTACAGCAGGGGGTGCTTTTGCCCAAGTTGATGGCATGCTTCCATTTGAAATTGGCTACAAAGATGAATACGCTTGTCGTATCATAATTAAACACTATTCGGCTGACTATCTTGATACTGGTAGATATTACGAAACCATTTTAGATAATGCATTTCCCGGTATGATGGGAGATGTAGACTTGGCGTGGGAAAACACTGATAGCTTTGCGGTTCTTCCAGTTAGCTTCCAATATGACAGAATACAATTTAGTGGTGAGAGAGTTGGTTCTCCTTCATCACGTTTCAACCGTGGAAATGGACTCATAGACTTAATCGACAACATCGGTGAACTGGGTCAAATGATAGGAGCAAACCTTGTACCACGAGGTGTTCAAGACGCTGTAAACAAATTCACAAAACTAAATAATGACTTTAACAATGTATCAAGAAAAGCCAACCAAATCGGTAATCTGGCTCAGCGTACATTTAACTGATAACTTAGAAGGATACCTATATCATGGCACTACCCAAAATTGATCTACCTATGTTTGAGGCAAAATTGCCTTCTACAGGGGAAAAGATTACATACAGACCTTTTACTGTAAAAGAAGAAAAAATTATGTTGGTTGCTGGAGAATCTGACGATGCAATGCAACAAGTGTTGGCAATAAAACAAATTGTTAACAACTGCGTACTCAATAAAGATATTTCTGATATCGCAATGTTTGACTTGGAATATCTTCTTCTACTACTAAGAGCAAGATCAGTAGATAATGAGGTTACCTTTGAGGTTGTTGATCCTGACACATCAGAAGAAGTAAAGCTTGTTTTAGACATTGACAAGGTGTCAATCGAACTTGATGAATTGCACACTAAAAAAGTTCCAATTAATGAAGAATACACACTACTATTAAAATACCCTAGTATTGATGAGTTTATTAAGATCACGTCAATCGACACGAACGATCCCCTAGCAAGTTACTTTATTATGATATCATGTTTAGATGCAGTTGTTTCTGAAGATGAAGTACATAGCTTTAAAGACTACACCGACAAAGAAATTGATGACTTTATGGAAAATGTTAGTGGTGAGGTTGTCAAAGGAATTCAAAAGTTCTTTGATAGCATGCCGAAACTCAGACACACTATGCCGTACAAAAACAAGAATGGTGATGATAAAACATTTGTTGTGGAGGGCATCAGAAGTTTTTTTATCTAGCGCTGTGTCACATAACGTTGGGCGATTACTATAAAATGATGTTCTCCATGGCACAACATCATAAATACTCAATAACGGAGCTAGAAAGCATGCTACCTTATGAACGCGATTTGTACTTTGGAATGTTAGTAGATTATTTAGAACAACAACAAGAGAAAAATAAGTAGGAAAATCATGGCAAGCACAGCAATATCACCAGAGACACAAGCAATTGTTGACAAATTAAAACATGAGGGCGAACTAATTCGCAACCGTGGTGTCAATTCTGTGCGTTCCTTGAACATTAAGTTAGATAAATTTGATGGTCTTTTTTCGTCTATTAATAAAAACATGTCTGAACAAACAGCATTACTTGAAAGACAAGCAGGTCTTGCTGATCGTGCTGATGCTAGACTTGCAAACCAAGAACAGTTTGATGAACTTGAAAGAAAAGAAGCTCCACCTTCTGTTGATACTAGCGCCAATAAAGGACGTGATGATACCAACATTAATAAGATGGGTGATGCTATTGGAAAAGCATTTACTATGCAAAGTCTTAAGAATGTTGCAATGTTGGCTGGTGGTGCGTTTATTGGGTATAACTTAATCAAAGGTGCTATTGATGAAAAAACTAATGGTGGGTTCTCTGCGTTTGAAAGTAATGTAGGTAATTTTGCGCGTGGAATGGGCGATATCAATTTCACCGAAATGAAAGAGACTTTCGCTACTCTAACAACATCTATTTCTGGGATAGCGGCAAGCTTAACTTCACTCACAGCTACGCTTGATAAGATTATGAGTATTGATTGGGAAACAATTGTAACTGGCGTACTAACAAGTATTGGATTGTTGACTGCGTACAACCTAACAATGAAAGCCGCCATAATGCTAATGGGTGGAAGCGCATTGTTTGGCGGTAAAGCTAGATTCTTTAAAGCATTACTTGGGGCTGGGGTTGGCGTAGCCACTCTCAACAGCTTAGTAGATACAGATGCGGATAGACAGAGAATAACTGATGCTGATGCAAATAAAAGAGGCAATCTTTCTCCAAACCAAAGAGCGGCATTATCTGGCACTGGTGCATATGCATATGAACCTTCACCAAAAGTAGTTACTACTTCACCAAGACAACCAAACTTTACTTACGATCCAGATAGTGACGTTTACAGGAGCAATAAGACTGGTGGTGTATTGCATGGCAATGCAAGAACAGCGGCTGAGAATGCAAGACTGAGAGCGATGGGACCACCTAGAATACAAATGCCAGACAGAACGCCATCAGGTGCGTTTAAAATACCCGCCGTTGCCGCTCCAACCCCAAAGATGCTTGCTGACGAATTCTTAAAGGCTAATAAAGCAACAATTGCACGAAAAGCAATCCAAAAAATTCCTGGTGTTGTGGCAAAATCATTCCCAGTTGTGGGAACACTACTTGGTTTAGGGTTTATGATTTGGAGTCTTTCAAAAGGTGATTGGACATCTGCGGCACTAGAAGGTGGCAGTCTTGCCGCCCCATCTTTGGCAGGACTTCCGCTAGACATCGCGGCTGCTGGTACTGCAATCTTCCACGAAATTACTGGGGATACTTACTTAAATACAGAAGAACATAGATTGATCGCAAAGGGTATCATAGAAGTGATGCACGATGCTTACATTGCATACATGGAAGACAAAGATACCCAAAGAAGAAGAGCATTCGACGCATTACCAGAGAGTGAACGTGCGGCAATTACCGCCGAACAAGAATATATTGCTGGTGGTGGTAGACCTGGTGGAAGAGTTCTTGAAAGAGGAAATACATCAATAGGTAGCATGTCTTTGGGTAGCTATAGTGGTCCTGATAATGTATTAAATAACAGCCCATACTTCAAAGGTAATTATTTCCAAGGTAGTGATGGTATTTACTTCCAAGCATCACCACAAAACGGTGGTGGAATGGCTCGAAGAATAGGAACAGTTGGCGAATTGAGCGCATCAAGTGGCGTAACCCTAATTAACGCACAACAGAGCAATCCAGTTACAGTAAACAACGTACAAGGTGCGCAAACACAAAATAGTCTAGCAGTTGTTGGTGGTGGCGGTAGAGATGCAGAGTTTGCACAAAACTTCCTACCTTACTTCGCAAAATAAAAAAAGGGTTGCAATTTAATAAAGCAACCCTTTTAGGACTATCACGTATTTGAGATACGCTTAAGTATGAGAATTAATGTGCGCCCTAAGTTTATCTGCAATCTTGGCAAAGTATTTACCACCCGCATAGATAGTTGGTTCATCATCCCAATGTCCTTCACGGTAATCGATGTCGGCACGGTTGTCGAGATCAGCACGGAACTCTTTTAGAATATTAATGTCTACCATCGTAGACTTCTTAATGTTACCAGACAGAAATTCGTCAAGGAACTCAACGTAGCTGTCACACAGAGACTTAGGCTCAATGCCTTCAGCACACTCAATGAAGTTTGACAATTCACTATGCACATAGTCTTTCTGACCACGCATGATAATTCCAAAAGGGATTTTACTCATATATGTACTCCTTACCGTACTTGAATATCGATTTGATTAACAAGGTCTTCAACAAAAATGTCTGATACCTTCTTATCGGTGATTACTTTGTATTCTCCTTTTACTTTCCGCACCCGAACGAATGCGATGTCATATAGATCAGAACCGTTCAATGTGATTTGCACTTGTCCTTTCCATCCAACCATACCACTAGTTTTAAACTGAAGACCTTCACTCAAGGCAACTTTGTTCTTAGTACCCCAAGCCCAAAAGGCCATTGGGTCAAGACATTTGATTTGGTCATTGATGATATTTGCGATTGACATGTTTAGAACTCTCTCTGATTCTGTTTACTTCTTAAATTAACAAATTGAGAAGGGGGTGTCAACCCCCTATTTTTATGCCGCTTCCAACATTGAGAAAGGAACAGTGTAACGTGAGCCACGCATAGACACGACAGCTTTCTTAGGGTTCATCTTTTCGATGACGCCTTGAGTACGTTTTGTTTTCTGAACAACCCAAACTGAGTCACCAACATTAAAAGTGGCTTGAGCGCTAATCGCTTTGATCTGTTGTGCGATGTTCATGATTTGTGACAACTCTGTTTGTGTCATTGTCATCATTGCGTTCTTGATATCTGTTACGTTCATTTTGTTTTCTTTCTGATTAATTAACTTACTCATATGTTATAGAATCAAAAAAGGGTGCTGTCAAGCACTAAAGTAACTTTATTCTAACTTAATTAAGATTGGTGTCAGTTAAGGAATTGAACCTTAATCATCCATGATATGACGCCTAGATATCCATTGGATTAGTAAACCTACCTGACATAAGTTCTTAAATAGAATCATTTATTATCATAAGGGATACCCTATTATACCACAGATAGTGATACTTGTCAAGTCTTTTTTACTTATAATTGATAAATTTATCTGGGCTTCTGAAATTCTTTTTGCGCATAATTGTTTTCATAACAACGTCGAATTCGTCATTACGTCTGTCATATGTAACTGCAACTGGAATGTTCAAATCTTTTTGGATGTCTTTAAGAACAGCCTCAGCACCCGCAACATCTTTAATAGACTTGCCTTTCTGTGCATAAACCTTCTTGATGAAATCAGCCAATTCTTTAAGGCTAATACAAGGAGTATTACGTTCATCGCCCATACGATCAGCAAAGTGTCGTGTGAAGTTGAAGTCAATATCGTACTTCTTAAAGAGTTGATCAACAATCTTTTCAAACTGCTTGATCTGTTTCATGCCAATCAAGTCACATGATTTAGCTTCAGCCTCAGCCAAGTGTTGTTTAAAATTTTTCATTCTTCAAACTCCTTAAGTTTCACACGGATAGCTTTTATCATCTTCCTGTGAGTTCCAGTCAGTGTACGGTTCTTTTCCAATTCATCCATAATCTGAGTGGTTTGTTTTTTATAATTCGATGCCCATTTTTTAGTCTTTGCTGTGTTCAGATCACTTACGTTGTGAAGACGATCTGCCAACTTAACAACCAAAGCCCAACTGCTCATGCTAGACATTTTAGCACTTAGGTAATCTGCTTTACTTGCTTTGAATTCTTTGCTTTGTTCATCAGAAGTCAGTTCTTTAACCATAGAGGCTACCAAGCCACCAAACATCTTTGTGATGTCTTCTTGCTCAGTGTCGGTGTCTTCTACTGTATCGTGAAGGTATGCGGCACTGATCAAAGCTTCTATGTTATGAGACTTCTTAAACTGCTTTACAATTTTAGCAACTTCTACAGGGTGGGTAATGTAAGACTTGCCATCAGTACGAGTCTGCTTCCTATGAGCATTAGCCGCAAACCTAATGGCTTTCTGTGATTGCGTCAAGCTTGCACCCTTAGCCTCTGCTAATTGCTCCGTGACGTAATCTTTGAACCTTTTCATTTCTTATTCCTTGTAAAGATAGAAGCATTTATCAGCACGTTGAAAGCTGTACCCCTTAATTTGTTTTCCTGCACGTTCATACAGATTAGCACGTTTTTCATCAGTCACATCAAACATATACCACTTTGCACGATCAGCCTTAACAAGTTCTACAAAAGCTTTTGTCAGCTTACGATACAGTCCAACAGGGTTAGGTGTATCCCCTTCAATGGTATACACCTTGATATGTTCAATGTCACCCATCCATTCGTCTATGTCATTTTTATACATGACGATCTTGTTATCTACTGCTTCAACGCAGTATACAAAACCCTCATGATCTACTTCTATTTCCATAACAAATTCTTTCTCTTACTGTAGAAAGATACTCAATGCAACCTTGGGTGTCAAGGTCTTTTTTACTTACCCTTCAACTTTCTTCGTGTCTGACGATCCATTTGCGACAATCCAGAAGTCTTTATATACTTTGATTTCTGCTTATCAACATTGATTCCTGCACCACCACCTCTGGCGTTGCCTTTGTCAAATGCTCTCTTGCCGTGACGCAATAGTTTTTGAGTTTCTTTAGAACCTTTGATTTCGTCTGATGCTGATCTGAAGTCATCATACTGACCACCCGCAATTTTCTTTGCAGAATAAAGCTTCTTAGTCATCAATTGAATTTCTGTGTTCACACCATCAACGTCAACTGAAAAGTGTACAGAACCGTAATAGCCAAACTGTTTGTCGCCACCACGTTCTTTTGGGTCAAACTCTGATACTGATTTAAATGCTTTGAAAATGTTTTTTGAAACAACACCGATATCTTTTTCGTCGTTTACTAGGATTGAACCACGCAACCAATCATTCATCTTTGATGGGTCTTTACCACGGTCAACAGTCTTGTTTACGAATGCCCTAAGCTTCTTAACATCAACCATAATCTTCGCGTTCTGAACACCCTTGAGCGCAGTCTTCAAACCAGATTCGTATTTCTTGAGGCGGTCTTTAATGATAGGCTCATACTTTTGGTAGAGCGCAACGACTTTTTCTTTGTCGTTCTTACCAGTAAAATCTTTGATTTTTTCATCAGCCCAAAATGTCTTTTTGGCGGGCTTCAATTTCTTGCTAAGTCTTTTAATTAAGGAGTCGTCTAGGTTTTCAATCAAACCATTTTCTGCAAGAAGCTCTAAACAGATGCTTTCTAGGATTGCATCAATGTTTTCAATGTCGCCCCATTCGGCTGAATTCTCGTTAATAAAGCTTTTAAAGTTTAGCATATCGTCCTCATGTGTTCTACTTAGTATAGTGTTATTTATACAAATAGAACACGTCGAGGGAGAACTTTTAAGCCGCCATGGCTTCTTGTTGAGTGCAAACGTAAGGCTTATTCCACTTGCCAACATTGATATCTACATAAAAATCAACATGGTGATAATCTGACATTAGATCAGACTCGTCAAACCATTCGTCACCCTTCATGGCTTCTACAAGCTCATTGAAGAAATTCTTTGCCTCATCATCCCAATGAGAGTCGATGTGATATGTGTTGACTTGAATATACTTATTGGTGTTTTCGTAGTAAGGCATGCCACGACGATCAGCAATCTCTTTGTTTTTTGCGTTCTGCATACCAACGAAATCGAAATGCGAAGCAGAGATGTTAACAACAAGTGACATATGGTGTTTGATACCAATAGTACCTTTAACGCCATACTTTTTAAGAACTGCTTTGATATTAGGAGCTAGTTGCTTTTTACGTTCTTGTGAAATATAAGCCATGATTTTTTCTCTTTCGTTTTGATTACATATTAGTTATAGAATCAAGTTAACCTATTGTCAACCCTTTATTTTAAAGATTGGCAACTTTTTCTACCGCACGGTTAAGATCACGCACATTCCAATCAGCACCAACAATAAATTCGTGACCAACAAACTCTTCTTCTGCATCACGCAATTCTATCATAGCGGCAACCAAATCATCAGTGTTAGTGATGTCATAGTCAGCAACATTACTCCACGCACGAGACGCCCAACGAGGGTCAGCTAACATTGACACAGTACGGATCATTGCAATCTTCTTGTCTGTGATTGCTTTACGCTCAGGGTTAAATGTCATTTCAATCGACTTGAGTGCTTTTTCCATCGCGGGAGAATTTGTCATCTGATCTGTCTCTTTCGTTTTGATTACATATAACTTATAGAATCAACGGTGGTTGCTGTCAAGAACTATTTCTTCCAAACAGCAACAAAACCAAACATTTTTCTTTTGTCTTTTTTTCTAGGATCGGTATCGACAACAGTGTTACCGTCTCTATCAATCACTAATACATGACCATCAACTCTTGCAACAAACGCAATGATGTCTTTATCTTTAGAGGCGATTTTTCTGATCTTTGGTCTAGCGGCTCCAACAGTGGTTGCGCTACCTAAAGCAGACAAACGACTACGAACAGCAAAGCCATTACGACGTAAGGTATTGTCCCAAACGTTCTTACCTGTTCTATCGTTCCATGTAGTGCCTGTCACACCGAAGAAGTTCAAAGTAGCACTGGCACATGGGGTTTTTACTAAAACAGTCATTGATTCGTCTCTTTCTCTTGATTACACTTATTATTACCAAAAGAAGAAAGCCCAGTCAAGGGCTTTTTTGTTTTTAAACCAAGTTTTTCATAATAGCTTCGATCTCGCTATCTTCAATCAAACGTTCGAGATAACCAACAACTTTGATCAACTGATCCTTTGCGCTATCAAGATCGTGTGTGGCGTCTGCAAGAGCATCTTGGAGATGATTGATCTTTTGTTCATCTTCATCTTCCATACCGTCGTACAGATCGATATTATCATTGCTACGCTGTGACTCACGCTTTGCGGCGTCGAGGTTTGAAATTACAGTATCAACATCAGAAGTGATATTTTCAAGTTCAGTTTTCATTTCGTCATTCATAGCTTATCCTTTCAAGGTTACTCTTACTGTTTAGCGAATCGTGGTGGGGTTGTCAACTCTTTTTTTGGTAATCACCACAATCATTTGAAAAGTCTGACAGGGCAATTGGTGCATAATCAAGCCCAAATGACTCTGCCCAAGCGTCTGCTTCTGCACTTACTTGTGGTGAAAAGTTTCTATGACATTGTGTGTTTGTGCAATCGCTGTTGCAAAATGTTTTATCTTTATAACAAAAAGCCATATTATGATCCTGTTGTGAGTTTAAGTGAACCGTCTTCTTGCATCTCAAAGTTTTCAATGTAAGCGTGATGCGTACCACTTAGTTTGATGCAAGTTTCAGCGGCTTTCCACAATGCTTTGATTGTACCGTCTACTGCCCAAGCAGTAACTTCGATGGTAGTGCGCTTACCACGATCTTTGATGTCTGCCATCAAGTCTTCTTGCGAAGCATTAGGATCGACAGTTTCGTAAACAACCTTACGTGCTTTGTTGGTAAGAATTGCGTGATCTGAATCTTTAAGACCGACTTCGTAGATACTCCAAACAGTAGACATGTTCAGTTCATCTTTCATTGCGAAGAAGTGGTTCATTGTGGTTTCAAAAGACATTCTATTCTCACTTTCGTTTTGATTACATATAACTTATAGAATCAACTTAACTGGTTGTCAACAACTTTCTTCAAGAATGGTGACTTGATGACCATATGCCCAATGACCATTATCAAGATCAAAGATACAGTTGTCTTTGATTGTATTTGGAACTTTCGGGACATCCACACCATACTTACTGCCACTGCAAATATCTTCAACAATTTCAATCGCAGTTACGTTAGCGTATCCGTGACGCATACTCCAAACCATATCACCTACATTAATCATAATTTCAACTTTCTCTTTGTTGCCTTTATTGTGGGTAAGCAACTGTTAATTCGCTGAGAACCATACTTTCCATCATTGAATTAAAAACTTGGTTAAATTCTGCAACAGTAAGTTTTCTGCCCTCATGCTCTTGGATGATGTCGATTTTCCCTAAGATAATCGCCCCCGCCCAATCGGTAGCCTCATCTTGAGTATCAAAGATGCGAACTTCTGGCTCAGACGTATCGGCTATTTTTAAAGAAACTTTATATTTTTTCATTTTAGAAACTTTATATTTTTTCATTTTATCTATCCTTTTGTTTGTTACCTTTAGTGTATACCATATTGATTCGATGTTGTCAAGGGAAAACTTCTTCGAAACGCATTAAAGACATTACGTCATCACGAACTTCACAAATTTCTCGAACGGTAAGGTTTCCATTCGCATCATCTTGAGCAAAATCAATCTGCTCTTGGATGCACTCATCAATCCAATCGGTAGCCTCATCATGAGTATCAAAGGTGCGAACTTCTGGCTCAGCCAAAGCGGCTATAGCATAAGAAACTTTATATCGAACATCACGCATATTATTAACCTTTCAATCCGTCAGTAAGACCCATCATTTCACAATACTCAGGAAACTTTGCCCACAACTCTTTAATAACCACAGACTTATCTGCGCCTTCAGTCATATAAGCTTTTTTAAGAAGTGTTTCGAATTCTTGCATAATGTACCTCATCATTTGATTACTAATATGTTATAGAATCAAAAAAGGGGGCTGTCAACCCCCTTTATGCCCTTGGTAGGGTCTTAATGCGGATACTTTCGTAGAGCCGCCACAATTAATCTTTCTTTGATACGAAAGAGTACATCTCTTTGGCTTTATCCATGAGTTCATCCATAGAATACATCTTGTAGGTTTCTTTGGCTTCTTCCATGGTTTGTTTGCCTTGCTGTACCATGTTCTCCGCGAACTGGACATTCATATGGTATTGTTGATCCATATAATCTTTAGCAAGTTGTAGCATTTCTGCACGAATTTCAAATGGGTTTTTATTAGACATAATAGTCTCCTTTGTGTGTATGTGTGATGTTACTTAATGTAACGGTTTATTTATCCTCCTGGGACAAATTCTTTTGGTGTAAACCAAACTTTCTGGTCATGTATTCTGCCAAGAAGTTGTTGTATCTCTCGCATTTCGTCTACGATCTGTTGAGATGTATGTCCTGTAGCAATTGCCAAGCCTCTACGACCAGCCTTGTTTCTTAAAGCAGATTCAATAACTTCAATGTCTCTTATGCTGAGTTCGAATTTTGTATTAGGTTTCATGCTGGATTGAAAACGTCATTTGGAATACTTGACATCTTCTTTGTCTTGAAGAAACCGATGTACTCTGGATACTTGATCATAAACAGACGTGCAAACAATGCTACGTAATTGTTAGAAATCTTGTATTTGTCGCCAGTAGTAACAACATCAGTTTCCCAACGTACACGGTTAATAATCAACCAACCACTGAGTTGTGTGTGACCTGCTCTGATGGCTTCTTTGGTGAACTGTTCAAATAGTTCGAAGAACGCTGGGTTCTCTCTATGCCAAATTAGCCACTTTCTGCCAAGTGTATTTGCCATCATTTGATCACAATAATCTTGTTCAGTAATCTCTGAGAGCGTGTCGATATAACTTGCTTGTTCGTTCATAATATAAATCTCCGTTAGGTTTTTTTGGCTTTGTTCGATTTCCAAAGGTAATTGATATCTTCCTCAGCGGTTCTTGCTGAATCTTCATAGACTTTAATTACATTACCTTTTTTTTCTAGCCACTGTTGAATTAGAAGTTGATCGGCATCATCAGACGCACGATCTTCCATTCGTTCGATTTCTGCGCTCGACATAGGAGCCGAACGCAGATTAGTTTTGGTTTCACTTTTTACCATAAGTTGTTTTTAGCCTTTCTTGTGAAACAAATTCTGGCTCATACATGCCATTCTCGATTTCACGTTTGATAACAACGCCAGACCACCATTCTTTATTCATCTGTCCAGCCCAACCTTCTGGTGCGCCTTTATAACAACCTGCAACTAAGCCGATTGCGCCATAAGGATGCACATCATCTCGAATTTTCATATCACGCTTATGACTGTGACCACAAGTTGCGCTACCAAAGCGCTTAGCTAGAATACCCGCAGCATGGTTTACACCAGACATTGGACGATAACCATTAGTAAAGAAATGAGCATAACTAACACCATCATAATCATAGATAGCAGGTGCGTCATGTTCATACTCGTGGTATTCGTCGAACCAAGTGTCTGTACCAAGATGCTTGAAAGAAATACCGTACTTCTCACCTTCGATGCGAGGGTCCATTGCGATAGCTCTTCTAATCCTAGTCTCGTGATTGCCTTCAAATCCGTAATATGCAGGACGTTTGCGTTTATTAGCTTTAAACTTAATACGCATACGATCCATTGCTTCGTTGTAGCATTCAATGTCTGCTTCATAGCTTTGGCTTACGAAATTCTTCGGAGCCTTGGCTGAATCAAAACTGTTCAGTGACCGCATATCTGCACCGTCACCTAAATCTACAACGTAGTCAGGTTTTACGTCCCAGATTAATTCGCCCAACCAATCAAATCGCTCGTTGCTAACTTGAGGGTCACTATGGGCGCATGAAAACACAACTGCTGTTTTACCTGCCATTAGTGTTAATCTCCTTACATAATTTAAATGTACCTATATTATATCATAATGACTATAATCTGTCAAGTAAATATGGTATTAGCACATATTATAAAAAAATGGGAAGGCGGTTGCCTTCCCACTGATGCTTAGGACATCACCCCTTTAGAAGCTGAGGTTCCGCACGATTGATTTCAATTTTACGAGGTTTCTTTGCTTCTGGTATTACGTTTTCCAACTTGACGGTTAAAATACCATCAATAAGGTCAGCGCCCATCACAACAACTGTATCAGCTAATGTGAAAACTCTTGAGAAGGAACGTCCAGAAATTCCACGATGGATGTAATGCTTCTCATCTGTGGCTTCCTGTTTACCTTCGATTGTTAGTACCCCTTCTTTGATCTGAATATCAAGATCGTCATAGGTGAACCCAGCAATTGCTAACTGCAATTCATATTGGTCATCGTCTACCTTGACGATGTTGTAGGGTGGGTAAGCCTGTTGATTTGGGGTTGTGTCTCTCATTCTTTCAATCATTCGGTCAAAGCCGATTAAGAATGGATCATTTAAAAAATCAGTTGTAATTCTACGTGTATTCATTTTGCTATCTCCTTTATTAAGCAAGATTAATGTGCGTGACCCATTAGGCATCACGCAATTATTTATAAAACATTTTCACCAGAATACCAAATTAATTGGTATATGGCACAAAATCACTACCGTTAGCTACCATGCATGCCCAACCATTTTGATACAACGCAACTAAAGTCCAAGTGCCTGTATCTTGATTGGTAGTGAAAATCATTTCAGAATTCACGAATTGACCACTTGCGTGTTGTTGTAACATCTTACCATTAAACAATATTGTTTCGCCGTATTTTGATGTTTGTTCTGCCACGTTGGCAAACGTTGCGCAAGATTGTACTGCTTGGAAAGGTGGCACTTCTTGTTCTTGAGCCACAACTACTGTTGCAGAAAGTAGGGTAATCGGTAGTAAGTATTTAAGCATAGCTTATTCTCCTGTTGAACCGAAACCCCCATCGCGTTCTGTCAACTCCATTGGTTTTGTTGTTTCTGTAAATTTTTGTTGGATAACTTTTTCAACTAAACCTTGAGCTACACGATCACCATTAGTGATCTTGACAAGACTATCGGTATTGTTTTGTAACATAACAAACGTTTCTAGTGTGTAGTCTGAATCAATAATACCTGTGCCATTTGCTAATGACAAACCTTTCTTGAAGGCTGAACCAGAGCGAATGTATAGTTTCATAACATGTTTCTCTGGTACGTCGAAAATCAATCCTGTGGGTATTAGAACCCGAATTCCTGGTGGCAACTGAAAAGCATCTTTGTCGGTGGACACGCCCTTGACTGCAACATTTTGGGACTTATTCCAAGAGTTGTAACCCTTTAGCATATCACCATTCTTAAAACATGCTTTAATATCAAAACAAGCTGAGCCTTTAGTAGCATACTCAGGTAGCTCTGCATTTTCATTCATTCTATAAATATTCATTTCACTTCTTTCCGATGTTATACTTGGGCTGTAAAGTCCAATTACCTTTCTCTTTATGAGATAAGATTTTGATTTGATTTAGCTGAGCTACAGGGTCTTGGGCTTTCTCTGTTTCAACAACAGCAACCAATCCCCACTCCTCTAAAAGATTAACAATAGTATTTCTTCTTGATGCGTCTTCGTCGATAAAGGTATCTGTCTTACCATCTAGTATGAAGAGTTCCTTAAAGTGTAGTATAGCATATCTACCTTGTTTATGCAAGATATGACAAGTTTGGTACAGTGTTTTTTCTTTTCTTGACGAAATGCCAATTCGTGTGAGAGTTTCTTTTACCTTAAGGAAACTATCTGGCGTGGGGAGAGTAATCTCAATACCTACGCCTTTAAATATATCTTCTGAGTTCATAATCCAAAGCACCTTTTTTTATTATTATTATGTTATGCTGATCATCAAATTTTTCGACCATCGGATATATTTATCTAAATTAGCTTTTCTCTACCCCCCTGTTTCTAACTTTGCACGGACTTGTTCAATCTGTTGAACATTAAGCGCCTTCTTGTACATTTTAGCGACAGTGCGGTTACAACCATACACTTCTTGGAGTGCATCTAGGTCTTTATCCACATCTGGTTTGTTCCACTTAGAGAAACGTTTACGTTTACGCAAAGCCCCACGATAGTAGTCGAACTGAGCGCCATTAAACAACTCAGGGCGCATGTTCATCTCATTTGCATGTAGAATTGTATCTTCGAAGTTCGAGAAGCCACGGTTGACAATATAAGGTATGTACAGCTTTTCAGCTTGCTCTGGGATATCATGATCATTAATGAGATCGTCCTTAGAGAACGAAGCCGCATTCATGAAATCAAAAGGTGTTATTTCTTTCGGCAATTGTATTCTCCAAATCTTTCAACATATCATTAAACGGTATAGCACAGGATGCGCAAAGTTTCAAGCTTAATTGTCCATCCTGTGTATCGACATTAACTGTGTTAATATCTTTTTTTGGTATTTTCTCTTTGCACTCCCAACAGACAACTTTGCTGTCTGTTGGGAGTTTATTCCACCAACCCATTACTTGTACTCAGCTTCCATCATAACTTCAGACATAAACGCAACCATATTGATTTCTAGGTCAGCGCAACGTGTAGCCTTATCCATGTAATCAGCAATAGTCACCACAAACCCTGGGAGACTACGCAACTCGACCTTATCTTGTGCCATATCATAGATACGACGGAACATCTCATTCATGTCTTGGTCAGAGTTCTTTGCAACCCATTTACGTAGATTAGTCCAGTCTTTTACCTTCAACATACGGAATGCTTCTTCAAGAGACTCTTGCTTGAGATTAACAAAGATACCTTCATCAATTTTGCCAGCAGCCGCATATGATTGCAGTTCAGTCAGAACACGACGGAAATCAGGGAAGTGTTGTTCCACAACCTTGGCAACAACCTTGTTGTCGTAGTCTACCTGTTCGTTGTTTAAGATTTCTAGTACACGTTTGTAGAACGAAGCCGCTAGTTTTGGCTTATCACTATTCTGAATGGTAAAGTCTACTTCAGACAAACGACTACGAAGTGGCGCAATCATACGGTTCTTAAAATTACAAGTGAAGATAAACCCACAGTTTGAAGAGTATTCTTCGATAAAGTTGCGTAGTGCTGGTTGGATTTTAGAAGCACTTAGATAGTCTGCTTCATCAAGGATCACATACTTACGACCACCTGCAAGAGATACAGCGGATGCATATGCAGAGATATCATAACGTAGGGTGTCGATGCTCATATCCAAAGAGCCGTTCTTGATAATGTAATCACAACCCATTTCATCAAGCATAGCTTTTGCGACAGTTGTTTTACCAACACCTGGGCCACCAGAGAGTAAAAGGTTTGGTACACTATCGTCTTCGATAAACTTCTTAAAAGTTGTCTTCAGCTTTGGGCTGAGGATCGTATCATCTACTCGCTGTGGTCTGTACTTCTCGACCCACAATACTTCATTCGTCTTTGCATCTATAGCCATGTCATCACCATTCATCATAATATAAAATAAGTTGTAGGTTTATAGCGAGAGCCTACATCGCTTATTCTTAACTGACTACTTTGTCAGCCATTGGCGCATCTGCTGGGACGTCTGCTGGTGCATCTGGCATGTTACCCTCAGGTGCTTCACCTTGCGGTGCGTTTTGCTGTAGGAACATCTCTAGCTTATTGCGTAGCATACCTACACCTGCTAGTTCACGGCCTTCGATGCCACCACGACGACTCACGATGTCGATCAATTGTACCACAGTTGCAATATCTTGCAATGAAATTTGTACAGGTTCTTGTTGTTGCTCTTGTTCACTCATATTATCTATCCTTTATTATAAGTTGATTTGGTATCGATTGCCACATAGTATGTAGCATCTGGGCTTTTAAACTCAGAAATGCCTTTTGCGCATAGAGTTACGCTATAGTCTTGAGGCAATAGCTTAAGGTTTTCTGTCTTGATGATAACCTTAAAGGTATCATTGGTTTCACCAATTTCAATACCATAATCATCAGCCCCTGTATCGGTACTGCTGATTGCCTTGAGGTAAATCTTACCTTCCTCTCCGACAAATGCCACTTCTTGGAATTGAAGTACACCCGCCGCTTTGATTACCGATTGAAGGTCATTCCATGTAACATTCACTTCAACATCTTTAGTCGGCAATTCAATCTCCTTGGTAGGAGCCGCATGAATCATAGAGATGTCTGCGAATACATATTTAGTACGCTGTTTGCCTTGAGTAATCACGAAGTATTTATCATGGAATTCTACATCAGGATCATTATAAAGACCCAAAATAGATAGAAATCGTGATAAATCGTAGATACACGCTTGGGACGGAATGCTATCAGCAATAGTCGCCTTTGCGATCAAGGTTTTTTCTGGCGTAATAGTCTTAAGCGTATTCCCTTGCTCCATCAAGATAGACTTGTTGATAGTGGAAAAACTCTTAAGTATCGTCAGAGTTCGTTCAGAAAATTTCATTATATAGTCTCCAAGTTTTGTTTATTTAACAAGATTAACACACATCATTAATCTTGTCAATCTTTTTTATAAGATTTCTTACTAGCTGACTTATCAGCCGTAGCTGATACACCTAGTGAACCAATAGCCGCCATGTTGCCCTTAAAGATGTAAGAGCCGATATGATTGATCTGCATCCATGGACACATCCATACTTGCATACCAATTTCACGCGACTTTTGGCAGAAGAAATAGTCTTCGCTCAGATAGCGTTTTGTTTTAGGATCGATAATACAGTCAAAGAATGCTGTGATCTCACGTGTGCCATCGAAGTTGTCAGTTCTAATATGATCTGGCTTATAAGACAAGTATGGATATGCTTCTTTGTATTTCTCTAGTGTATCACGTGGAATACACATAAATCCTGTCCCTGCCTCACCAACTTCCAAAGGCTCAGCAAGATTAAAACTGGCAAGTTTGTTAATTGGATTAAAAACATAATCCGCTGTATACTGATCTAGTGCAAATGGTGTATCATCTGCTTTGCCAATTTCAACTGCTTTCTTTACCTTCTCCCATGCAATAGTTTTCTTGGGATAAGGACCTGTCACAATGTTGAACTTAGGATCAGATACTTGAATTGCAATCAAACCTAGTACGTCACGAGGGTCAAATGCGATATCGGAATCAATAAAGACAAGATGTGTACAGTCAGAGCGTAAGAACTCATCAACAACGTAGTTTCTTGCTCTTTGGATTAGACTCTCATTGAACAAGTAGTAGAAGCGAACGTCGATACCATTAGCACCTGCCATCAAAGCTAGGTCAGTGCATGCCTTTGTGTACGAACCACTACAGTTGCCGCCATACATTGGTGTTCCAATAAAGATTTTGTGTTTTCGAAGTTCTTCGATGGATATTTGTAGTTTCATATTTCCGTTTGCTCCAAATCATGTTCTGCCCTAGTAATTGATTGCAACCGTAGAATATCAGCCGCCACATCATGCTTACTGTCATGAGCGTTAAAATTGTATTCCCACTTCGCTACATCCTTAACAGGCACAAACCCATTAGGATCGATATCGAAGTTGAATTTTGCATCGATGAATGTACGAGTGTCACGTACAGCATAATGCTTTAAGTATTGACTAAGCAAACGTTGCTTGCCTGCGTCCTCTGCAATACGATCCAAAATTATGGGATCGAATGTGTTGCCTCTTGACCACCAACATTCGATCTTGTCACTCTTTCGTAAGTAATCTACTAGCGTTTCGATAAATCGATCTGCTTTCATGTTATCAGGCGATGGCTTCAAGTTCTTCCTCAGCGCTGCTGGTTGATCCAACCACCACTGCAAGTCACTAGCACTATATACACATCCATGGTTCTCAACTTGATCTTTAATATCAAATGTATTTTGTTCCATGCCAAGAACCAATTCTTTAAATGTGTATGGGTTCTCGGTGAACCTTCCCCATTCGAATGTGGTATAGGAAACATCAATAGCAGGGATTTTACGAGAGTTAGTACCAATAGTTTCAAAATCAAATATAAAATGCGTTGCCATTAACATATCTCCTTGTGGTTATTATCATTAATTATACCACATGATTAAGATTTTTGCAAGCTGATTCGTTCTTGAATCATAGAAATCTCATCTTTTAATTTCAGTTTGTCAACTTTAAATTTTTTGATGTACTTATCAGGTGCTTTTTCAGCTTCTAATGCTTCAATCACAGAGTGAAGGTTCTTGTGTCGATCCTCCAATAACCCCAGTCGATGAGTGTAATCTTCTTCTTTCATATTGACCCCCTATACAAAGAAATTATCTAGTGTGTTTATCTTAACTGCCGACCAACCAATCGCCTCTAGGATAGACTCTAGTGGGCTTAGGAAGA